TATCTCTGAAAATTTCATTTTTTAGCCCCTTGTAAGTAGTTGATTTTTTTTAGCGATAGCCCTTGCGGATGCAAATAAGCCGAATTTTAAAAATAGCGCGTGTTTTTCTTTTAGTTCATTTAGCATACAATCACCCCATTTTCGGTAAATTCGTACTCATTCAAGGCTATGTTTTCATCGACACTATCATTTTCATATTGAGAATCGATATCATTGCGCACGCATTGCAAAAAGTTTTCTAGCGCTAGATTAAACGAATAAAACGCATCGCCCGTTTTTTGAAACTCGTCGAAAAACGTATAACGCAAATCACAATCGAAACAAAACCCCGTAGGCATTGTTTCACGATCGAAACTTTTTAGTTTAACCCCGCGAAAATTCGCGGGCGTCGCGTCGGTTTTGACAAAATCGCGGCGGGCGTCCCCCATGCAATAGTCAACCACTTTTACGCCGAATTCACTGCAAAAACTTTTAAGACAATCAAGGCATTCAGAAAACCAAGGGTATTCAATATGCTCCCGATACCATGCGCGGGCGTTTTCTTTTGCATCGTCGCCCAATTCGTCGAAAGTGTAAATTTTGGTTTCAATAATTCGCATTTTGTGCCCCCTTACGCTAGGTCAAGACTTACATTAAAAAGCGCGTTTTCGTCGTCGCCCCATTCAGACAAAAACGCGCACGTCGCGCCCGATTTGCTATCAAATCGGATCGAGTCGCCATAATCGGCGACGCGGTGAAAACGTAAGCCGCTATGCTTATTCAATCGAGTAATTGCCCCGCGTGCGCTTTTTGCGCGCACCTTATGGCGAGTTACCCATGAGTAGTTAGCCTCGCCCCCGAAGGTGTCGGTTATCTCAATTAGAAAATGCTTCATTTTGTGCCTTCATTAAATGTAAAAATCGGGGCGTATTTCAACAAATCGCCCGTCGTTATAAATTGACAAAAAAGCCCCGCGTTTTTTGCTATAGAAGACGGGCGTTTTGTAGTTGTTTTTTAGATAGCCTTGCATTTCATAAAATGGATGCTTAGCGTATCCGATAGAAAATCGATCGTTTTCGGGTACTTCGCGCCCGTCGCTATAGTTGACGCTCCACCCCAAAACCCAATTAAAAAAACCACTTTCCGCGACGTTATCAACGCGGAATATTTGCGGGCGCCCATAATTTCCGCGCACGTCGCCGCCCTGATGTATCTCAACTGCGACAAATACATCATCACAATAATAAAAGTCTGATTCTGACTCGGGATAAAAAATTTGATACTGAAAAACGCTAGAAAAGTCGTTTTCATGGTTGTATACGTTATCAACTTCAGTGCATTTATAGCGCGTGCCCGTCTCATCGTGTAACGCGGCTTTTATGTCGTATTCGCATTGCATTAGCCATTTTTTAGATAAAATTTTCTCTAATTCGCCCCCGTCCAATACTTCGCGGCCTAAAGTTTGCTCTAAAAATTCTCCCGTATCAATTGAGCAATATTCGGGCGCGTTTTCGTCGATTTGGATTAAGTCACGCATTTTTTGCCCCTTCGACTAATTTGTTTAAATGGCTACACAATTCGTCTAAAGAGTAGGATTGAAAAACAACGCCCCCGCCGAATTGCTTATTGTGAAACTTACGCCCCCCAGCTTTATTTGCTAACTTGCACGCCATAACATAACGCTCGGACAATCCGAAACCGATACCCTTATTCGCCCCGTGCACGTCAAGCGCCAAAAAGTGAGTGACATAGCGCGGGTTTCCGTTAACGTCATTTTTAACGCGCATAAAATCATTAGGTTTAATAGTCATTTTTTGCCCCTTATTTAGAATCCGATAGCCATTAGCACAATGGCGACAAGTAACACCACTGGCGCGGTAACGATTAAAATCTTGTCTACTATGTGAGAATTCATGTTTTGCCCCTTACAGTTTAGAGATAACGTAAACACTAACAAAACCAATGAGTACCATGCCAAAGCATGAGACGTTAGCTAACAGTTGAATAGAAGTCATTTTTTAGCCCCTTTTCGTTTTCGGCGTTGCACTATTGCCCCGCCATGTTTTGTATTGTAAGGGAATTTTTTACAGTGTCAAGGGGGCAAATTGTAAAGAATTGTAAAGGTATTTGTTGTGACAATATGGCCTATTTTTATGGGTCATAAGGGGCGTTTTATAGGTCATTATATGGGTCAAAATGCGCGTTTTGTAAAGAATAGTTTTTTGCTTTTTGCTAGGGGCTAACGGGTGACAATTTGGCCTATAGGTTAAAAAATGCGTTTTCTAGGTCATATGGGTTTAGGCATGGGTCAATTTTTTTGAGGGGTTATGACCCATGAACAAAGCCCCGAAAATGCTAGGTTTTCGGGTTTTCTGGTTTAAATTGTCAATAGTTATTATTTTGGATTTGCTTAATAAATATATATTTCATAATGTGAAATAGTGTATATATATAAAGAATTTTGGGTTTTGGGTGACAATTTAGCCTATAAACCCCCGCGACAAAATCGGGCGATTATGGCGGGGGGCTAAAAATTTGAGGCTATAGGCATGGGGCTATTAATTTGGGGCTAGGGGCTATAGGCATGAGGCTATAGGCATGAGGCTAGGGGCATGAGGCTAATTTTTAGTAACGTGCGCCCCCCGCCCCATGCCCCCAAATTTTTAGCCCCTAGCCGATAGCCTTAAATTTATAACCCCTTGCATAGCGACAATTTGACCTATAACCCACAATTTGACAATTTGACCTAATAACTTAACATAATGGACATTGTATAAAATTACTTTACAATATAAGGGCGCGCGATCTTATGCCCTATGCCTTGCGGCTATCGGCACGGGGCTAGCGGGCACGCGACGGCGTGCATTTTCGCGCAAAAACCCCGCGCCGACGGGTAAAACTACTACTATTGTGCCAAATTTTACTTTGAAATTAGGAAAAAGGGACTCCATTAACAACCCCCTATCTAAAAGCGATCGGGCAAAACTTGGTACTTGACAAAAGCTGTAAGCCCCTATAATCAGGCCATACCGAAAAAAGGTAGTCAAAAATCTAAAAGGGGACTCCTACCAGACGGGTACCCAAAAATTGAAATTTTGAAATCGGAGTCTGAGCCATGAGCAATATGCGCTATTCTTTAGAACCTTTGTTTTACTCTTTCGCTTACGAGCCCAAGGAGATCAAAGCCACGCAAGCGCAGGTTGATCGCATCTACAAAGCTGCGTTCCTCGGGCTCAAAGATTCAAGCCTTGCGCTGGCAGCCGGACTGCTCCCCGCCGAATTCCGACAGCTCTTAGCCAACGACCCTTGGATCGAGATTGCGATCGAGAAGGCGCGCGCTGAGAGCGAATTGCACGCAGCACAAAAACTCTCTGAGAATGTCGAAGCTGGCGACACCAAGGCGATTGCTTTTAAGCTTACGCACATGCACGGCTACATGCCTGCACGACCCGAAGGCGGCGACGACAATACGCTCATCGTGAAGGTGGTAAACTCATTGCCATCACCCGACGAGAAGAAATCAGAAGATGCCTGAGATCACCGTCAACTTGCCTAGGCTACACAGTGGGCAAGAAAGACTGTTTCACCAACAAACGCGATTGAACTCTGTGCGCTGTGGACGGCGCTGGGGGAAGACGCGCTTTCTCGAATACCTTGCAGCCCAAGGCGCGTGCAATGGGCTGAGTGTCGGAGTGTTCGCACCTGAGTACAAGCAGTTGGCCGAGCCGTGGGATCACTTGATTGATACGCTGGATCCCGTCAAGAAAACGGCCAACAAAAATGACGGCACGATCAAGACGGTCACGGGCGGCAAGGTGGACTTTTGGACGCTCAACGACAACGACCTAGCGGGTCGGGGGCGCGAATACAACTTGGTGCTCATTGACGAGGCGGGGTTTACGAAGTCGCCGCAGATGAAAGATATTTGGTTCAAGTCCATCAAACCGACGATGCTGACAACCAAAGGTATTGCGTGGGTGTTCTCGACACCCAATGGCGTAGACCCTGACAATTTCTTTTACGCCGCGTGCAACGACGAAGAGCTCAACTTCACAAACTTTCACGCGCCGACGATCACCAATCCGTATGTGCCGCCAGAAGAGCTCGAACGCGAACGCGAACGCAACCACCCGCTAGTTTTCAAGCAAGAGTACTTGGCCGAATTCATTGATTGGTCGGGCGTAGCGTTTTTCTCGTTGGACAAAATGTTGGTCAACGGCGAGGCGGTGCCCTACCCCACCACATGTGATGGGGTATACGCGGTGCTGGACACTGCGGTCAAGGGCGGCAAAGAAAACGACGGAACGGCAATCGTTTACATCAGCGTCAACTCGCAGTCGCAACACCCGCTGACGATTCTCGATTGGGACATCATCCAAGTGGACGGCGCGATGCTGGAGCGCTGGATGCCCAGCGTGTTCATGCGGCTGGATGACTTGGCCGCACTCACGGGCGCGCGCAAGGGCTCGGTGGGCGTGTTCATCGAAGACGCCGCCGCTGGCGCGATTCTTTTACAACAAGGCAAAGCTCGCGGCTGGCCTACTTACGCGATTGACAGTAAATTGACAAATTCAGGAAAAGATGAGCGCGCCATCTCGGTGTCTGGCTATTTTCACCAAGAGAAGCTTAAAATCAGCTCATTCGCGCTGAACAAGACGGTAAGTTTTAAAGGCGCCACGCGCAACCATCTTGTGACACAATTGGCCAGCTTCAGGCTCGGGGACAAAGAAGCATTCCGCAGGGCGGATGACTTACTCGATGCCGTCGTGTACGCGCTGGCCGTGGGCGTAGGCAACAAATACGGGTATTAAGGGGTGCTGAATGTCTGATGTCGTAGTAAACCAATCGTCACTCAACTCACAGTTGATTGAATTGCTCAATGCTGACAGCATTCAGCCGGGTACCGATGCGAGTTACGCAATTTGTAAAGCAATTTGGGAATACCACCCACTTGGCGGTAAGCTCGTAGAAAAACCAATTCGCATGGCGCTGTCCAAGCCCCGACGCATCACCGTGGACGTTGAGCCCAAGGAGATGTTGGTAGAAGCATTTTGGCGCGAGTGGGAAAGCCTCGGCGCGACCAACCACATCCGCGACACCATGTTCATCAACCGCGCATACGGCGCGGCGGCGATTGTGTTTGGTGCACCCAACATTCCCACCGATCAACCCATCAACCCTTGGGAGTTGTGGAAGCTCGATCTGTATTTCAACCAGCTCGACCCGCTGAACTTGGCTGGCTCCATCGTGACCAACCAAAACCCCAATGCACCGGACTTTCAAAAGCCTCTGCCCTACACGACAGCCGCAGGCCAACCCTATCACCCAAGCCGAAGCACCGTGGTGTTCAACGGCACGCCGATTTATCTGAGCTTTCAAGCTTCGGGCTTTGGCTACACAGGTCGCAGCGTATTCCAGCGCGCGCTGTATCCACTTAAGTCGTTCATTCAGTCGATGGTGACGGACGACATGGTGACGTACAAGGCGGGATTGCTGATTGCAAAACAAAAACCAGCAGGCTCGATCGTCAACCGACTCATGCAGACCGCCGCTGGCATCAAACGCACGTACTTGCAGCAAGGCACCACGGGCAACGTGCTGTCGATCGACATCGATGAGGACATCGAGGCGATCAATTTGACCAACACCGACACGGCCATGACCACCGCGCGCGATAACATCATCGCCAACATTGCGTCAGCATCGGACGTGCCATCGATCTTGCTAAAAGACGAAGCATTCACGCAAGGGTTTGGCGAAGGCACCGAGGACACCAAGGCCATCGTGCAATACATCGACGGCATCCGCGAAGACATGGCAACGCTGTTCATGTTTTTTGACAACATCGTCATGCACCGCGCATGGAACCCCGAGTTTTTTGAGGCGGTGAAAAACGAATACCCCGACGTCTACGGCAAGCTGTCATATGAACAAGCGTTCTACAAATGGCAAAAAGCTTTCAAACCATCTTGGCACAGCCTGATGGAAGAGTCTCCATCTGAAAAAGTCAAGGTCGATGAGATCAAACTCAAAGGCATGACCGAATTGCTGCGCACCATCCTGCCGATCATGGATCCGCAAAACCGCGCGCGTGCAATTCAGTGGGCACAAGACAATTTGAACGAAATGCCTGATATGTTTTCCAGCACGCTCACGCTCGATCCCGAGCTCATCACCGAGTACGAGCCGCCAGCCGAAGCTATCCCCACCGAGCGCTTGCCTGCGGCTAGGGGCTAAAAATGACGTTTCACGAGGTGCTTACCGAAGCCATCAACGACATCATGTTGCATGGCTTCGACACCAAACGTCGCATCGACTATTGGGTTGAGCGTTTGCGCACCGCCGCGCGCGCATCCCTCATACCCGAGCACCGCATCAATATGGAGATGGAAAAGTCCTTACAGGCCGCTTACAGTCGGCTAGTCACAAAAGGTGGTCTAGTCAATGCCAACGTAAGTAAATTTACAGTGGACAGGCTCAAGCCAAAACTGCGTGCCGAACTAGACCGCCGCATCATGGCGTCATCGGATTTGATCAAATATCGCCGCGAAGAATCCATTAACGAGACACTGCGCCGCTTTGAAGGGTGGTCTACATCCATTCCTAAAGGCGGTACGAAAGTTCTTGACAAGATTGAAGAGAAAAAAGAAATCCGCAAAGCTCTAAGCAAACTGCCGTTTGAAGAGCGCCGCGTGATCATTGACCAAACGCACAAGCTCATTGCCAACATCAATGAGATCACAGCTGTGGACAGCGGCGCGATTGCTGCGCGTTGGCACTCCAACTGGAAGCAGATGGGCTACAACTACCGCGAAGATCACAAGAAACTTGACGGAGATGTATATCTCATACGTGACAGCTGGGCTGTAAAAAAAGGTTTTGTGAAGCCAGATAAGGGCTACACAGATGAGATTATTTCCCCTAGCCAAGCGCCTTTTTGCCGTTGTCGCTATGTGTACCTATATAATTTACGTCAAGTAGAAGAATTGTTGACGCAAAAAGGTAAAGCTGCTCTACAATCCGCAAAATCTAAGCTAGGTACTTAATCTATGCCCTTTGAATCGGAACAACAACGCAAAGCAATGTACGCTGCCGCCGCTGGCCACAGCAACATTGGCATTCCACAAAGCGTTGGAGAAAAATTCGTGCGTCACGGAAGTGACAGCGATATTCCTGAAGAAGCAACTGTGTTGAGTACGCCTGATGAAGACCCTTGTTGGGAAGGCTATCAACAAGTGGGCATGAAGGAAAAAGGCGGTAAAGAGGTGCCAAATTGCGTTCCTGATGCAGTTGTGCCACGCTTGGGTGAAGAGCCCCATGCAACCGTACCTGTTGACAAAGATGCAGGTGCAGCTGGCCGCGCGTCAGGCATTATGTTTTTGACCGACACAGGCGAAGCTTTAATGATCCGCCGTGGCAACGGTGGTGACTATCCCGGCACATGGGCTGTGCCCGGTGGCCATCAAAATTCTGGCGAGACTCTTGAAGAGTGCGCGCGCCGTGAATGTTTTGAAGAGACAGGCATCAAATACGAAGGCGCGCTTGAGGTTTTGTACGATGACGGCCAGTTTTGCACGTACATTGCGCGCCATGCTGAAAAAGTGCCTGTCAAACTCAACGATGAATCAACAGGTTACGATTGGTGTTCTATTGACACCCCTCCTCAGCCTTTGCATCCCGGTCAAGCGATCTGTATGCGCATCGCTTCAGCCAATACCGAATATCAAGTAGCCGAGCTCATTCGAGACGGTTTGTTGCCCAGCCCACAGATGTACGCCAACGTGATGTTGTTGGCCATTCGCATTACAGGCACAGGGCTTGCATATCGTTCAAGCATTGGTGAACACGTTTGGCGCGACCCATCGTTGTATTTAAACCAAGACTTTTTGAACCGTTGCAACGGTCTAATCGTGCTGATGGATCACCCCGACACATCGGTATTGACTTCAAAAGAATTCAACGACCGTGCCGTGGGCAGCGTGATTTTGCCTTACATCAAAGGCGACGAAGTTTGGGGTATCGCAAAGATTTACGATCAACCTTCGATTAACGAAATTTTGGAAGGGGACATTAGTACCTCTCCCGCCGTAGTGTTTGACAACACTGCGGGAAACACTACACTTACAACTGAAAACGGCGAGCCGCTTTTAATTGAAGGTGTACCATTCCTCTTAGACCACATTGCCATCGTTACGAAGGCGCGTGGATCAAAAGGGGTTTGGGACAAGGGCGGTGAACCCGCTGGCGTTTTATTAACCAACCCTGAGGTGTCTGATATGACAGAAAAAGTGAATGAGCCGAAGGCAGATGCCCAAGGCGACAAACTCGATGCCATTTTGAACGCTGTGGGCGCACTTGCTGCCCGCGTCGATTCGATGGAAAAAAACCTTCCGGCTCCCCCTTTAGTCACTGCGGCTGACAAAAAAGCCAAAAAAGACGAAGAAGCCAAAATGGACGACGACGATCGTATGGACGACGACGAAGCCAAAATGGATGATGACGACTCTAAAAAAGACGACGACTCCAAAGCCAAAAAACATCGTAAAGATGCTAAAGGCTCTGACCCCAAAGAGCACGACGAAGGCGAAATCAAGCCTGACGACGATTGCAGAATGGACGATGACGAAGAAGAAGAAATGGCCAAAAAAGCTGATGAAGAAGCTGCAAAGTACGCCGACGCGCAAGCGAAAGCCGACAGTGTTCTCGCTGGATTTGGCAAGTCTGCTTCACGCCCATTGCAAGGTGAAAGCGTGATGTCTTATCGCAAACGTCTGTTGCGCGGTATGCAAGCCTACTCTGATAGCTTCAAAGGTATTGATTTGAACAGCATCCGCGACGCCAAGTTGTTGGATTTGGCTGAGAAACAAATTTTTGCTGATGCAGCTATGGCTTCACGTCATTCAGCTGGTGTCCCCGCTGGTCAACTGGTGGAAATCCACGAACGTGACCGCGCTGGCCGCATCATCACCAAGTTCAAAGGTTCTATGTCTGCATGGCTCGACGACTTCAAGTTGCCAGCTCATCGCGTGACTAGCTTCCACACAGCCAACAACGCACGCTAAGAGGTAAATAGCCATGACAGCACAAATCTCTCTCAACCCGATGGCAACCACCAACGCGGCAAACCTTTTTAATGTCAATTCTCAAGGTTTTACGCAAGGTGATGCACAAGACGATCCCGCAGTCAAATTCGCTTTGGCTGGTGGTGTTTTGTCTACCTCTGCTACTACTCCTTTGTGGGGCGGTGTGCCAATCATCGAACAGATCCCCGGCGCTCCCTCACAGCCCGGCACTGACACTTTGGGTGCAACCGTGGTTCAAGCAACCACCAACGCAGTGCCTACAGGTATCTGCGTGTACAACCAAGCTTTCGGTGGCATTACAACTCCTCAGTCCAACGCGCCTTTGTTCTCGCCCGGCATGTCTGTGAACTTCTACCGTTTCGGTAGCGGCGCACGCATTCCTATGGCTTGCGACTCTAGCGTGGTGGCTTTGGACGGCAGCAGCATTGTTGAGACTGTGTACTACAACTACAGCACCAACTTGTTGACCACAACTCAGCCCTCTGGCCAAGCAGCTTTGCCAGTGAAGATTTTGCGCACTAGCACCACTGGCAACAAACTTGTCTCGTACAGCTCGGGAACAGGCAACGCCAACTGGACGTCTACTGGCAACATCGCTCTCGTCTTAATCTAATAAAGGAGCCTCACCATGTCCGGCTTTGCACCGTCATTTGTTACCGTCAATCCGCACTACATGATGCCTGAGCTCATCATGCAGTATTCTTTGGCTTCCGGCGCGTTCACCACGCTGGCCACAGAAAATCCAATGGCTCGTTTGGGCGAAGCTGACCTGTATGTCTACGCGAAGAAAATTCAGTTGACATCACAAGTTAGCGCCAATCAATCGACTGTGAACCAGTTGCCCAGCGCATCTGTGATCCCTTCGATGATCAGCACCGCTACTTACCGCCTGCAAACCCGCGCTCAGTACGACAACTTCGACGAAGCTGCTACTGGCCAATGGGGTTACGCTTTGCCCGAAGCAATGCGTCTGGCTGCTCGTCAAGGTATTGCTCAACAACTGCGTAACGCTCTGTTGTATGGTTTCAACCCATCCAACGGCGAAGGCTTGTTGAACACCGCTGGCGCCACCACCCTGAACCTCGGTTCTGACACCAATGGCAACACTGGTTACAGCACATGGGATTCTGGTCAATTGGCTCAGTTCTTGTTGAACATGATTGGCGCTTTGAAAGTTCGCACTTTGCAAATCGGCCAACCTCTGCGTTTGGTGTTCTTGGCACCTCAGCGTTTCATCAGCCAAATCAGCTACTCTGGCGTTGTGTCTCTGACTCAATTCCAACGTATCGGTGCTGGTGTTGAAACCGCCGCAGGCTTGGTTGAAACCGTTGCTCAATGGGCGGGCGGCGACGACGTTAGCTTCGCTGCTGATGACACCTTGATCGGTCAAGGTTCTGGCGGCACCGACGCTATCCTGTTGATCGCTCCTGAGTTGAAGATCCCTAAAGCAAATACCCGCATCAACACCAACGTGTTTGCAAGTTTGACTCCAAACCAAACTGCTACATCTTTGATGTTGACAGACGTGTCTGCTCCTACAGAGATCCCCACTCCGATCGCTGACGGTGGTATCACCACTCTGTACACAATGCGCTCAACTTCTGGTTGGGGCTTGCGTCCTGAAGCATTGACCATTTTGTCTGCTGCTTACTAAGCACAGATTTGGTTAGCAAGGAACCCCACTACGGTGGGGTTTTTTGTTATGATTGCGATGAACTTGTGTGATGCCAAGTAAAAGGTTTTGGGCGGGTAGGGTTTGGTTTCTGTTGTGAGCCCTCGGAAATCTGACCGCATCATCTACCCGCCCACCCCATAAAGGAAGAAATGATGGAACTTTATGTAGCTAATTGCAGCAAGCAAGATTTTGATTTCACTTACATGCTGCCTGAAAATCCCCGCCCTTTCTTGCACCGCATCCGCGCGGGTTCGCAAGTGAAGATCCAAGGTACATCCACTGAAGTTGATCAGATTGTCAAACAACACACCGTCTACGGCATGATGAATGTCGATGAAGTGAAAAAAGGTTTTGGCAGCTTGGCTTATCGAATTGGCAAACCAATCAGCGTAGACGCGATTGAAAATGGTTTTACCCAATCCGAACAAGAAGCCATTGACCGCGCGCTGGAAGCGCGTAAGATTCAGGCTGCGGCATCGGATCAGATCATCCAACAAAAAGCGCAAGAGATGGGTTTGCGTCAAACTGAAGGTCTGGAAATTGAAGTGATTGAAGAAAAACGCAACGCTGCGGATACTGATCCTAAATTTCAACAGACAATCGAAGTTTCACGTGAAACAGCCGCGCCCAAACGTGGTCGTGGTCGCCCATCAAAAGGCTGACTTTTTTAACTAACTGGGTACAATATAGCCATGAGCGACCCCATCATTTCCCCACCAACGCTGACAGGTTTCATTGCTTGGACACGGGCAGTGATGGGCGTACCCACAATGGCAATCGCTGATAACGATCCCGGCTATGCGTATGCGTTTCAGATAGCGCTTGACGTAGTGCCACAAGATTATTCTGCGGCTTCTCCAGATATTTACACTTTGACGGTGTACAACTGGGGAGGAAGTCAACTGATTCAATTCCAGCAAGATATTTCCGGCCAAACTTATTTTTCAGACCTACGCGCAGCGTTTGGTGTAAATAACTTTGTGGCAGGTGTTGTCAGTTCTGCATCAGATGTCTCCACCAGCGAGAGTTTGGCAATCGGCAAAGGTTTACAAAACCTTGACATGATGAGCTTGCAGCGCATCAAAGACCCCTACGGTCGTCAAGCCGTTTCCTTTATGCAATCCCTTGGAACCCTTTGGGGATTGACATGAAATTAAAGCTCGGGGTCATCGATGTACCCGAGCCAGAAGGCGGCACGAGCTATACCGTCGGTAAAGAGCTCGAAGAAAATTATCAGCTGTTTTCCAAATTTGCCGAGTACGACATGAATAACATTGTGAAAATGTTGTCGGAGTCAGCGGCAGGTGCTCTGGAAACTATGCAGATGACAGGCCAACTGCCTACTGATCCATTTGCAGCGGCAGGCGAAGAGATCACCGATAGCTTTAAAAAGTTCATTCAGAACGAGACTTTAGCGACTATGGGTGTTCCCGGCGTGCCAACAAAAGCCGCTTTGGAAGGCCGCACTTTGCGCACAAAAGGTGGTAAAACCGTCAGCAGAGTTAAAAAAGGTCAACAATTTAAAGAAATTGTTGGGGCACGTCGCCCTTCTTTTATATACTCAGGGGTCTTGCAATCGTCCTTGAAAGTGTGGGTTGACTGATGGCCACCGCTACTGAAGCCGCAACCGCTAAATCACAGCTTGCCTCCGGTTTGGCCGAGGGTACGAACACGCTTTCTGGCAATGAGACAGTCACTTTCACACTTTATGTGAAATTAATTTTGCCTTTGGATGGATATGTGTATTGGGTAAACGCCACGTTGCTAAACGACTCGGCGATTTACAACGCATTGACATACGGATTTGGCGAATACAACAAGCCGGGCGACACTTTGCCTGCACGCCAAGTGACGCATAAAGGGTCGTTCCATTTCAATTCTGAGTTGCATCAACTGGAAGACCGCACTACGGCATATAACCACACTCTGTTTACCTCATTAGATCTGATTCAGGATTTCAATCTGACCAATCCGAATCTTATCTACGTGGCGACGTATGAGGGTATGCGTTTTGCGTTCAGCCGCAGAGAAAATTTTTACAAACAAGCGGATCTGTATCATTACCGAGGCGACGCGCTGTATTCAATCATGGATACGCAGCTGATCGACTCGATGACAGGTTTTGATACTGAGAGCGTTGTTGTATCAAACAGTCTTCCAATTTGGCTTAGTTTAAATCAGTATTTTCCCTTGTATCCATCATATCTGGTGGGGCAAAACTTGGCGCCGCCTTATGCGAGTGTTGATATAGACCCGCGTCAGACCACAGCCTTACAGCAGTTCCCTTTGCTTGACAGCGAATCTAATCCCTACCAACTTGTGCACGACACAGTTCGCATCACTATCTTTGGAACACGCAATAACGAAGCTTTAAACTTCGCCAATTATGTGTTCCAATACAGCATGAATACGGATAACATTGGCATGATGAATATGCCTGTTATTCAAGATGAAAAAGTAACCCAGCCGGAGCTGGGTATCATCGCTATGAAAAAGTCAATCACGTTCGAGGTTTCGTATTACCAAACCACAGTCAACAACGTAGCCAGAAAACTGATTGAAGAAGCGTTCATCACACTCAATCCCATCTAAAGGAGTTCCATTATGGCAGTCGGTCAAAATCAACCTCAAGTCCTCAACGGTGCAACCATCGTTGGTAAGGGTAGCAAAACAGCATTGAACATTTCTGCTGCAACAGCTGTGAAAGCCGTTGCTGGCCGTATTGTTAAAGTTAGCGTTATTGTTGCTGGCAGCGCTGCTGGCACAATCAATGACGCCGCCACAACTGGCGCAGCTGCAAGCGCAAACGAAGTCGCTGTCATTCCCAACACAGTTGGCGTGTATGACATCGATATGCCTACCTCGAACGGTATCGTTATCGTTCCCGGTACAGGTCAAACTGTTGCTGTCAGCTATAACTAATTAAGGGGGCGTCATGCCAAATATTGTCAACGTAGTTGTCAAGCAGCAGGTCGCAGCCGCGCCCTCGCAGCTTCAACAAAGGGGCGCATTTGTTTCTCAAGGCGCCACCACTCTTGCCACTGGCACTTCTGCGCTGCTCACTCAACTGTCAGATTTGACAGCTTTGTTAGCCGCGTCGAGCACCATTGCATCTATCACATGGAATACTGGCACAGTGACTGTAACAACAAGTTCTGCGCACGGCATTCCTTCTGGCGATATTATTCAAGGCGTAATTTCTGGCGTGACTCCTACTGCATATAACGGGACTTTTTCCGTTACTTCGACAGGAACTACGACACTTACTTACGCTTTGGCATCTAACCCCGGTTCAGCCACGGTTACAGCAGCTAGTCAATTCACGCTGGAAGACTCTATTCAGCTGTTGGCGATGGGCACCACATTCTTTGCTCAGAATGCTACAACACCCGTGTATGTGTTGGAGCTTGGTGTGGGCACTACTGCTCAAGGCGTTACTGCTTTGAACAACTACATCACCAACACAAACTTCTCTTTCTACAGCTATCTGTTGCCTAGCAATTGGGATACTGAATCGACAGCTCCTGCAATGATGAGAGCGTATGACGGCACAACCGCCAAAACGTATTTCTACATTACCACCACTACTTCGTCATACACTAGCTGGACAGGCATCAAGTCTGTGTTTGCTACTGTACAAAGCCCTTCAGCTCCTGTCACTGAATTTAGCGCCGCAGCTATTTTCAATGCCACACTGAGCTACGATCCCAACGCAAGCAATCTGGCATCCCCATTGGAATACACATTTGTGTATGACGTGACTGCCTATAGCACTCTGTCGAATGCTACACAGACCACTTTATTGGCTGCTGGCGTTAACTGGATCGGTACTGGTGCTCAAGGCGGTATCAGCAATACGTTGATTGAAGGTGGAACCTTCATGGATCTAAACCCATTCAACTATTGGTATTCAGTGGATTGGCTGGCGATCAATGTTGCATTGTCTTTGGCCAATGCAATCATCAATGGCAGCAACAGCTCTACAAATCCGCTGTATTACAACCAAGCTGGTATCAACACTTTGCAAAAAGTTGCACAAGCTACGACCAATAACGGCATTGCCTTCGGTCTTATCTTGTCTCCCGCAACAGTCAATGCAGTGCCTTTTGTGACTTACACTTCTCAGAACCCCGGCGATTATGCCGCAGGTATCTACAAAGGTTTGAGTTTGACATTTGTGCCGCAACGTGGATTCTCGTCAATCACGATTTACTTGACAGCAAGTAATATTCCGACTTAAGGAGCAAAATAAATGTCAAACCCACAAGTCGTACAAGGTACATTGAATCGGCTGCTTGCAAGCGTCGTGTACGCCAATTTCACCAACCTCAATGTGACATCGCCATACCTGTCAAAAGAAGCAATCAGTATTTCTTTTGACGGTGATACAGCAATGTTGATTAACACTTTGACGGGCGCTGTTACAAGTCCTGAACCATATCAGTTTGCGACTGTTACGATTCACTTATTGCGCACTCAAGCATTGGCCAATGCGTACAAAACGCAAATCGAGACAAACACCACGATGGGTTCCGTTACGGTATACCCTGACACGGTTACTTTGGCTCCCTATGAATTGAACAACTGCGTTTTGCAGAGCGTTCAAGAAATTGCATTTGATGGTACACAAGCTGGCCTAGTGGTTCGCTTGCGCGGCGTCTACGCAATCAACTCTTCACTGTTTGCTGCTTCTTAAAGGAACTAAATGAAAATCGACCGCGCTCTGAATCTCGTGATGCAAATTCAGACCGCTAAAAATGGTTTAGTGTATGTTCACTCAACCCCTATTAGCAGGTCTATTTTTGAACAGTTCTACCTTGAGATTGGCAAAGTGTTTAGTCAATGCTTTGACAGTGTTAATCAAGCCCATCTTGCACTTTCTGCACCACAACTAGCTTATCCCGCCTTGAAGTCGATTTCGATAAAAGCAGGTAACTGGGAAGGTGCAGGCGGTGTCAAGTTTGGGCTTGTCAACGAGATAGTTCGTTTGACCAACGTGATTCTCAATGGAGATCAAGGCTGGTATTCTTTACCTTTTGATACTGCTGTAAAACGCGGAATTATTGATGAAGATGAAGAAGCAGAGGTTTTGAGCTCTTTGGTTTTTTTTACTGCAATCTCCAAGGTTGCGCCCAAGGATCTGAAGGATTCTTTCTTGGAGATGGCGGGGTCGTTAAGAAATTGGGAGCTTACATCCTTGGACTCTACGGCATACCAGAATGGTTTGCCGATCTTGACCAAGGAAGACAGTACTGGAGAGACAACCCCAGTATCATCGCTGATCTCCTAGATTATCTTAGCGGCGCGGCTTTTGGCACACTTGTAAGAGAATTTGACGGACAATGGATCGACGCTGAACAGTATCGTCAACGACATCTGATCAAAGCGATTGAAAGTAAGTCATTTTTTTAATCTAACAGAGATCAGAAAATGGTAGCAAAGTCAGTCATTGAAATTGATGTTCTCGACGCAAGGTTTAAAACCTTTGTGGCTGAGTTTGAAAAGGTACAAAAAGCCGTCAAAGCCATGACTATTGAGTGGCAAAAAATTGGTGCGGCCAGCACCAAAGCCACGCAAACAAACAACAAAGAACTTGACAAAACTGTCAAGGCTCAAAAACAGATCAGCGCAGAAGTAGAAAAAGCTGATAAGAATCAAAAATCGCTTAACAAATCAATCCGCGACGGCAACCGAGAGTTATCTACTGCCGCCAGAACCGCCGCATCGATAGCGGGTAGTCTGGCAAACGCGGCGCTCTCTGTAGCTAAATGGACAGCCTATGGCGCAATAGGTGGTGGATTTGGATTCGGCAGTCTTGCATCCAGTGCAAGCGACTATCGTAGACAAGCGCAAGGTTATGGAGTTTCAACTGGTCAACTTCGAGCCGCGAACACCAATTTTGGTAAATATATTTCACCTGAATCGGCTCTTGGAAATATCGCCAACATTAAAAATGATTTAAGCAAACAGTGGATTTTGACAGGCATGGGAGTTGGTGCAAATCAAAACCCAGCGGAAGCTTTACCCAGTGCTATACGTAATGCAGTGAACATATTTAAACAAGGTGGTCAGAGTCAACAGTACGCGCAAGCGCGCGGATTAACTGAAGTGTTCAGCCTTGAAGAGCTACGCCGTTTGTCCTCTCTTTCTGAACAAGAGCTTTCAGATACGATCGATGCGTATAAACGCGATCAAGAAAAAATGGAAGTTTCTGATTCAGATAGCAAAGCATGGCAAGATTTTTGGGTTCAATTGAAGCGATCAGGAGAGTTAATAGAAACAGCTCTAATAGGAAAATTAGTTGCATTAGCCCCCTTATTAGATAAATTCTCGCAAAACATCACGAATATCTTGCTTAAATTTGTAGATTCTCTTGGCCAATATCTTGCCAGCGATAGATTCCCTCAAGACGTAAGGAAGTTTTCTGACGCGCTTGTTGCGCTATTTGAGATTGTAAAGAAAGTAGCCAGATTTATGGGTGTCTTACCAGACTCAAAAAATTCGGCAAGAGAATTCAATCCACAACAAGCTGAAGAAGCAAGAACACTTAGAGAGTCGTCCAGCACTCCTAAGACACTACAGGGGAAGCAACAGGCTGCATATAAGTTCTATCGTCAGATGGGTTTAAATCACTATGCTGCTCTAGGCATGGTTGCAAATTTAATGCAAGAAAGCTCGATGGATGAAAACGCATTGAATTTTAATCCTGATACTAAGGAAGAACATAGAGGTTTAATGCAATGGGATAAAGGTAGATACGCAAACTATTTGAAGCTCTATGGAGATCCTAGAAAAGATAAGGATGCTTTCTACCATCAATTGCAATTTTCTATGCAAGAATTCAGCACGACTGAGAGCAGAGCCTACGATAAATTAAAAAAGGCAATTGATATTAAAGGTGGTGTAGAAGGTGGATTGGCAGCAGAACGTCCAGCTGCTCCCGGTACATTTGCCTATTCAAGAGAAGTTGAACGCCGAATGCACATTGCCAACACGATAACCATCAACGACAATACGGGCGGTAGTGTGACCACAACCACGAACACATTGCCCGGCGCAGGATCAGCACAATGACCTCAATTGCAAAAACAGCTTTTAGCTATTCTTTTGAGACATCCCCGCTTCTATTAGAAAACGGGATTGCGCAATATTCTGTTGACGCTACTTTGCCTATCATTGGTCTGCTTGAGACTTTCTTTGGCGAATATTTTGCCCAATTCAGAGTGTTGCCCGGCAGTACGCTCGAAGAATGGCAAGTAGCAGAATACCCTTTTGTCAACCTTCAGATGGCGGCTAACGCAACAGTTCAGATGCCGTTAAAGGTGAGCATGTTGATGATTTGTCCAGCACAAAACCCCGGCGGGTATTTGCTCAAACAGCCGATCATCACCGCGCTGAAAGCGCTATTTGACTCTCATGTATCGCAGGGCGGCACATTCACTGTGCTCACCCCAGCATATACGTACATAAACTGCATATTGACAAGTATGCGCGACGTCAGCAGCGCTTCAGACAAACAAGTGCAATATATGTACCAGCTCGACTTTGTTCAGCCATTGGTGACAACGCAAGCTGCTGAAAGAGTACTTGGTGCTTTGATGAATAAGGTTGCGAACGGTCTTCCAACTCTGTTGTCTAATTTCAATTCTGCGCCAGCCGCAGTCCCACCATTACCTGAATAATCATGGCAACAGTCGTACCTTTCCAACCTTCATCAACGTCCAATTTTCAATTCAACTTGACTTTGGATGGCGGGTCATACGTTGCTATTTGCACGTGGTATGCGTATGGTGCTCGGTATTACGTATCCATTTACGACACTTTTAAAAATCTTATCGTGATTCGGCCAATCGTAGGGTCGCCCGACAATTACGACATAAATTTGGTGTTTGGCTATTTCACGACATCTACTCTGGTTTATCGAGTCAGCACTCAAAGTTTTGAGGTGACTTGATGCGGTATTACGAGATAACGATAACTCAAAGCCAAGCCAACCTTTCGGCGGGGAATAAAGCTTTTTCGCCGATCACGTTTTCCACGCTCAACTCTAGCGGATTGAACAATCCATCTGCGTTAAAGGTTGAGATAGATGCTTTTCAGACTTACTATCATCAGCCATCACAACACAGTTTTTTAAGGATTTCTGGCGTGTCGTATGACATATTGAAGCAAGGCAACAACTTCAATAACGCTAATATCAGCATCAAAGTAGGCATGAGCAAAGGTTTACCTTTTGCCACCCCTTCACAGCAGGGCGAAATCATCAACGGGTCTATTTTTCAAGCCTTTGGAAATTGGCAAGGAAATATGGTAACGCTTGATCTGGTGATTTTGTCGTTCAACACAAACATACTTACACCAACAAACTTAAGCTTCACATGGGATAAAGGCGTAAGTTTGGAGACAGCTATACGTACAACTTTGCAAAATGGATTTGGCACTTTCGATGCGAATGGTAAAAGAAGTGCTGCAAACGTGTTTGGAAACTTAGATGCTCGATTGATATACACAGAAACTCAGCCATATACGTATAACAGTTTGCAATCTTTTTCTTACGCAATGTGGAACATAAGTAAACAGATAATACCTGACCCTACTTATGCTGGCGTGGGTATATCCGCTATTTCAAGCGGATTTTTACTCGATGATGGCACAGCGCCAATTGCAAAAACTGTTCAACTTCAATATCAAGATTTGATTGGCAACGTCACTTGGATAAACACTGCAACGATCCAAACAAAATTGGTGATGCGCGGCGATATAACGATCGGCGACTACATCAAATTTCCAACCTACACACCTGTTAACGAAGTGGCGGGGAATAATTCGCAAGCCAGAAACAACCCTTCTTTTAGTGGCGTGTTCAGGGTCAACAAGATTCGCCACGTAGGTAATAGCCGACAAGCCGATGCAAACAGTTGGGTAACGATACTCGATTGCACGGTACAAAACACGCCAATGGAATGGTACGATTAAACCATGCAAGCACAAAAGACCCCCTTTGCAATTGCAATAAACAATTTTACACAGGCCAAGATTGAGTCTTTTCAAGACGTGCTTGGCTATGTATTGCCGTGCTCTGTTGCAGCGGTAAACGGGTCTATGGTGACGGTGAACTTTGAGGTCTTGCCAAATGCAGACATCACTTTCCCTCAAGTCACGTGCCCTATAGCTGAAAGTCAATATGTGCGCCTTCCAGTACAAGTCGGCGACTTTGGAATTTGTTTGCAAGCAAGCACGCGCTTGGGTGGCATATCGGGGCTTGGCACAGGTAAAGCGCCTTTAGGTCTTCCCACTAATTTGGGTGGATTAGTGTTTCTACCTATAGGCAATACGAATTGGCAAACTGTTGATCCCAATGCAGTCAACATCAACGCGCCGAATGGCGTGGTGATCCGGGATACTAACAGCAACACGGTCATTACGCTGACACCTTCTGGTGTCGTTGTAAATGCAAAAACTTCTGTGATATTAGAAGTTGGCAGCAATTCAGTGGTGGTCAATTCGAGTGGCGTAACCATAACAGGCACGCTGACAATCAATGGTAAAGCTTACTTGTCCCACGAACACAGTGGCGTTGCGACAGGCAGCAGTAACACAGGAACGGTCGTGCCATGAGAAACTACGGCGTAGACGCAAATAAAAATTGGGTTGAGATAACCGACCCGAACTATGTATATTTGTCCGCAACAGCACAAGCTTTGCGGCTAAATTTAAACGAAAGTCCGATATATGGAAATTACGGTATTCCCGCACAACAATCTGTTGCAACACAAATTGCACCTAACGCGGCGATCGTTCGGACGCAGAATCAATATGCACCTTACTTCTCCAGTTTGGTGATAACAAATCAACAAAATACACCTCAGCCAACCTATAATATCTCTGCAATTTTCCAGAATGGAGTGGTTGTGTCTTCGGTGGTCGCAAGTTAAACAAAGGGCTTTATGGCAACGATTACTTCCGCTGGTGCAATACCAGCCAATCCAACAGATCTATTGAATGCGGAACTTGCCGCTGCGCAAGCTCTTTCACCCGGTTTGACTGCTAATCTGCCCGGTTCTTTAGTGGAAGATATGGCCAGTACAGCGACAGGCGCTTTGGTCGTTCAAGATCAGGCTTATGTTGATTTGGTCAATTCTATTAGCCCTTATACGGCCAACCCATTCGTCTTGTATCAACTTGGCGCTGTATATGGCGTGCAGCAAGGCGTAGGCTCAAACACTTCTGTTTATGTGACTTTTACAGGTTCTGCCGGATTTGTGATTCCGGTAGGTTTCACCGTATCTGACGGTACTCATCAATATACGGTTCAAGACGGAGGAATCATCAGCGCAAATGGACAAAGCACCGCGCTGTATTGTTTGGCGACAGTTGCGGGTTCTTGGTCTGTGCCTGCGGGTACTGTGACTCAGATCATTAGCTCCTTGCCTTCGGGCTATTCTTTAACTTGTACCAATTTGAGCGCAGGACTGCCCGGCGCCACAGCTCAAGCCGTATCCGACTACCGCGCGCAAGTTATTCAAGCTGGGTTGGCAACGGCACAAGGCGTGCCTCAGTTTTTAAAAACGCTGTTGTTAGAAGTTAATGGAGTCCAGCCAAATTTGGTGTCTGTTCGCAATATCGGAACGGCACAGTGGGAAGTAATTTGCGGAGGAGGAGACCCATATCAAATAGCAAACGCTATTTTTGAAGGGGCTCCTGACATATCAATGTTGGTGGGGTCTACATTGTCAGTAACCGGAATCACGCAAGCTAACCCCGGCGTCGTGACGACTAATTTGAATCACGGGTATACGACAGGCCAAGTCGTCACGATTGCTGGTGTTACACCCAGCGCATATAACGCGAGTTATACGATCACAGTGCTGTCGAATAAAACTTTCAGTATAGGTGTTAACACTACTGGATATTCGGCATACTCATCCGGCGGCGTGGTAACACCTAATTTGCGCAATGTCACTGTGTCGGTGAATGACTACCCAGATACTTACAACATCACATTTGTAAACCCTCCCGTCCAGACTGTTCAAGTTGCCTTGACTTGGAACACAACGTATGCGAACTATGTGTCGCCGTCTACGATTGCTTCTTTGGGGGCTCCTGCGATTGTCAGCTACATTAACAGCATTGCTGTTGGCCAACCCATCAATGGATTTGAACTTCAGGCTGTATTTCAGAATGCCATCGCTGCGGTAATTCCTCCCGCATATCTGTCGCGGATGTTGTTTACCATCACAATTGCAGGCGTGGTGACTTCTCCTACGTCTGGAACTGCACTGTATTATGGCGATCCTGAAAGTTACTTCTCTACTTCAGCAGCCTTGGTAGCGATCACACAAGGGTAAAACATGATTACCCAAACATTGCCTGCATATCTGTACCAACAATGGCAAGACCCAGATAGGGTTTCTCAAGCATCGATTGATAGCTTGAATGCGCTGTTCACTGCGTACAACCAGCTATCGCAGGCCAATCTGAACACCATCAACGCATTGAATTTGCCAATCTATACGAACTCAGTGATTTCTGGCGTATTGTTAGATTGGGTAGGCACAAATTTGTATGGTCTACCTAGACCATCGGTATCTTCGCCGATAGTGTTTTCAAATCAAGGCGTATACAACACAGAAGCATACAACACTGACGCCTTTAATGAAAACGGCATAGCTTCGCCCAGTTCATCTTATGTAGTTACGGACGACTATTACAAAAGAATATTGACGTGGGATTTCTATAAAGGCGATGGTTTTCAATACAACACAAATTGGCTAAAAAGGCGTGTAGTAAGATTTTTGAATGGGGTGAATGGCGTTGCGCCTAATATCGACAACACTTACGGTGTTAGCGTTACGTACACATCACTTAGCCAGATCACAATCACAATTTCCACAGCGTCAGCAGCTAAAACTTTTTTGGCTGCGGCTATACAGGATGGCATTTTGAATGTACCATTCCAATACACCTACACCGTCGCTTAAGGTATTGACATGATCACACTTTTTGCCAACAACGCAAAAACTACACTGGCGTCATCCATCACCAGTACTGCTACGTCAATTACCGTGGCTTCTGGAACAGGCACGCTTTTTCCGAGTCCTTCTACTGGCCAAGGTTTCAGAATAACGCTCAATAGCGTATCTACTCCAACACTATACGAAATTTGTATTTGTACAGCTCGTTCAGGAGATACTTTGACGGTTATCCGAGGCCAAGAAGGAACTACGGCATCTCCGTTTTCTCTGAACGACATTGTTGGAAATTATGATACTGCCGCAACAATGGCAGATTTAGTTCAGTCTGAACAATTGCAAGCTCAAACATATCTGTACGCTGTTGCTACAGGAACAGGGAACGCGCTATCTGCCACCATACCTTCAAATCTGACAGCTATCCCCGATGGCATGTCTATTGTTGTCAAATCTACCGCAGCAAATACGGGCGCAGCGACTCTGAATTTGACTTTAGGTTCTACAGTGACAGGTGCTATACCTATTGTTTTAAGTAACGATGCGGCTCTGGTAGGTGGAGAAATACCCGGCGCCGGATACCCCATCACTTTGTCTTACAGTTCTACGTATGGTGCGTGGGTTATCACAGACGGCAGCGTAAACTTCTCTTTGTATGCGCCAATTAATAGCCCTACATTCACTGGAGTTCCGGCAGCGCCTACACCCAGCAACTCAGATAGCAGTACAAAATTGGCGACAACTGCGTATGTGCAAAATAATTTAGCAAACTATGCGCCCATATACAGTCCAACTTTGACAGGCACGCCAGCTGCACCAACCGCATCAACAGGCACTAATTCAACCCAGCTTGCGACAACAGCTTTTGCAAATAATGCGGGAATTGGAAGTACAGTTCAATCTTATCAGGATGTCACTTCTAGTAGAAGTCAAAACACTGTTTATTACAACACCACAGGTAAGCCAATACAAGTTTACATTTATGAAACTTATGTTAACAGCGTAGGAGTGTTAGTTAACGGCTCTTATGCCATACCTGTTGGCGATAATACGAGCAATTCAGTTATTTCTTTTCTTGTACCTGTTAATGGAAGCTATGAGTTAGTTGTTAACACTAGCATCTCCATTAGCGCATGGATAGAACTTCGTTAAGGATTAAAAATGAAATTTTATAGATCACAAGATGGAAAAATTCATGCCTTTGAAAGTGACGGTTCTCAAGACCATCTTATTCCCGACAACGCTACTTTGATTGATAAAAATCAAATTGAAGCTATAAATGACGCGCGACAGAAAGCTGCCATAGATTCATTGTCATACGCACAAAAAAGAGCTCTTGAATACCCTGATTTTCACGATTATCTTGACGGAATCGTAAAAGATGATCAAACACAAATCCAAGCTTACATTGCAGCTTGTCAGGCTGTAAAAGCGAAACATCCTAAACAGTGAGGAGAAATACATGAATTACGGAAGCCCAATCACAGGAACTTTGACAACAACAACAGCTGTTGTCGCTTTGCCAAACCCCGGCATTCAATACCCCGCAACGCTAATTCTTAACTCATCGAACGGAAGCCGAGCAATCCAACTTTCTTTTGACAATGGTACGACTTACTATTCAGCTGTCACACCAACTTTGACTGAAACAGGTCAACTGGTTTATGCGCTGACGTATCCTGCTACCACTGTCAAATTTACTGGTGCGGCTAACGACACTTACACAATTTTGTAAAAACAAGTTTCGCTTGAGGACTGTATGACCACTTTATTATTTGCAAATCAAGCGCAAACTGCTCTTGCTCTTCCGATTGCAAGCACCGACACAACCATCACTGTTGCGGCGGGAACTGGGTCATACTTTCCAGCACCTTCTACAAATCAAGCAATTAAATTGACGCTTGTTAGTACGCAAAGTCAACTCATTAATGAAATTGTCCTTTGCACTAACATAGCTGACGACGTATTGACTGTACAGCGAGGACAAGAAGGTACAGTTGCTAAAGCTTGGGCTGTTGGCAGTTATGTTATTAACTTGATGACTGCTGGAACTGGTAACGCTTTTGCACAAATATATGGTTTGGAAAATGGTCTTTATTCAGCATCATTTTCAAACATGCTTACCCAAACAGGGCAGGTAATTTCCGCGCCAACACAAGCCACTGATTTGGTAAACAAGGCTTATGCAGATTCAATTTCGCAAGGAACTTCAAAAGGCGAATGTCAATGCGCGACAACTACTGCAATTACTTTGTCAGGATTGCAAGTCATTGACGGATACACCACTTTGGCGGGCGACAGGGTTCTTGTAAAAAATCAATCAAATCAAGCTGATAACGGTATTTATGTTGCGAGCACTACGGCTTGGGCTAGATCAAACGATATGTCGGCATGGTCACAAGTACCCGGCGCTTCGACATTTGTTCAAAACGGCACTCTCTATACCAACACTGGCTGGAATGTGATCGCGCCCGAGTCGGGGACAATTGGAGTCACTCCTATTGTTTGGACTCAGTTCTCAGGTATGGGCACTTATACCGCTGGTACGGGTTTGACATTAACTGGAACACAGTTCAGCATCACAAATACAGGTGTGGCCGCTGGTTCTTATGGTGTTGCGGCATCAGTGCCAACACTGGTTTTGAATGCACAAGGTCAAGTAACCAGTGCATCAAATACACCAATCAGCATTGCTCCAAGTCAAATCAATGCGCCGATTCCAAATTCAAGTTTGCAAAATTCATCAGTGACTATTGGTTCGACCAATTTGGCGCTTGGTGGAACTTTGACGACTCTTGCAGGCGTCAATATTAGCGGTTCGACGAACACGCTGACAAATATTCCAAACTCTGCGTTGAGTAACAACTCAGTTACTTATAACGGTGTGACTGTTGCATTAGGTGGAAGCGGGACAATTACTGCCGCTACAGTACATCCTTTGACTTTTGGAACTGGATTAAACAGCGGAAGTTTTGACGGTTCGGCTTCTCAAACAGTTTCTATTGCGAACACGGCTGTGACTGCTGGGTCTTATGGCTCGGCTGGCTCGGTTGGCACTTTTACGGTAAATGCCCAAGGCCAACTGACCGCCGCTTCAACTGTCTCTATCGCAATCAGCAATACCCAAGTCTCAGGCTTGGGAACAATGTCCACCCAAAATGCAAATTCTGTTGCAATTACAGGCGGGACGATTTCGGGAGTTTCTTTAACTCTTGACAGTTTGGACAATACGCCAATCGGAGCAACAACTCCTAGCACTGGTAAATTCACAACATTGAGCGCCTCGGGTGTGGTCACTCTTGGAAATTACACAGGTTATGTATATGCCAATGGCGGCAGTCAAATCAGTGTTCAAACCACCATTCCAAATTCAGGATTGACTTATTCGTCAATCACAATCAATGGAAATGCGGTTTCTTTGGGCGGCTCAACAACTGTGACCGCTGACACACCCAATGCTTTGACATTCAACAACAGCGGGTCAGGTGCGGCATCAGGTTCAACTTTTAATGGCAGTTCACCTGTCACCATTTCCTATAACTCTGTTGGTGCATCGCCCTTGGCTGGTTCTACCAGCTTGGTCACGCTCGGCACTGTTACAACAGGAACTTGGAATGCAACAACAATTACACCTTCTAATGGTGGAACAGGTGCAACAACATTAACTGGTTATGTGTACGGCAATGGTACAGGCACGATGACAGCATCGACCACCATTCCTACAACAGCCCTTTCAGGAACTATTACAAACGCTCAATTAGCCAACAGCACCATTTCAAGTGTTTCGCTTGGGTCTAATTTGTACAGCTTGACATTTGGAACTCATTTGACAGGCAGTTCCTACAATGGTTCATCGGCTGTGACAATCGCCACTGATGCAACAAATGCAAACACAGCATCAACCATTGTGGCTCGAGATGCTTCAGGCAACTTTAGTGCTGGAACAATCACAGCCAATTTGACAGGAACTGCGACCCAAGTTTCCAATTCCTTGACCATTGGAACAGGATTGACAGGAACATCCTACAACGGAGGTTCAGCGGTCACTATTGCACTTGGTAATGTGGGAACAGCGGGTACTTACGGTTCATCGTATCAAGTTCCTGTTATCACCACTAATGCACAAGGTCAAATTACTGCGGTAACAAATACAACCATCAATGCGGTCACTTTGACCACTGGTTCTATTTCTTCAGCCCCTGTAAATACGACCGACATTGCAAACAAGTTGTATGTTGACACAGTAGCTCAAGGTCTTGCTCCTAAATCCCCAGTTTTGGTTGCAACAACTGCAAACATTACATTGTCAGGCGAACAAACTATTGATGGTGTGACAACATCTTCAAGCCGAGTTTTGGTTAAAAACCAATCGCTGTCTCAAAACAATGGTATTTATGTTTCTTCCTCGGGCGCATGGACTCGCTCATCGGATGCAAATACATGGAGTCAGTTGGTTTCTGCGTTTGTGTTTGTGGAAGAAGGTACAACACAAGCTGACACTGGGTGGACTTGTACAGTTGACCCGGGCGGCACTCTGGGCACTACCCCCGTCACTTGGGTTCAATTTAGTGGCGCTGGCACTTATTTGGCTGGCACAGGACTGACGCTGACAGGTAACACATTCAGCATCACCAACACTACTGTGAGTTCTGGTTCTTATGGCTCTGCCACTCAGGTCGGCACTTTCACTGTCAATGCTCAAGGTCAGCTGACAGCGGCTAGTAATACAACAGTGACACCAGCTGTGACTTCAATCACAGGATTGGGAACAGGCGTTGCAACTGCTCTTGCTTTAAATACTGGCAGTGTTGGCGCTTTTGTGGTCAATGGCGGCGCATTGGGTACACCTTCTTCGGGTACTTTGACCAATGCTACTGGATTGCCTTTGACAACTGGGGTGACAGGAGTTTTGGCTGTTGCCAATGGTGGAACTGGAGTCACGGCATCCAGCGGTGCAAATTCAGTTGTTTTGCGTGATGCCAATGCAAACATCAATGCAAATTGTGTTTTTGAAGGTTTTACTTCACAAGCCGCAAGTGGGACAGCAATTGTTTTGACAGTTGCATCGGTTCAAAATTGGTTGATTACAGGTTCAGGCGGTCAAACAATTCAATTGCCTGATGCAACAACATTGCCAAATGGTGCATTGTTTACTTTTAACAATAACCAATCGTCAGGCACGATTGTTATTAAAAACAATTCGGGAACAACAGTTTGCACTACCCAATCGGGCGCATATATTCAAGTTGTTTTGATAAGCAATTCGATTGCGGCTGGCTCTTGGGATTACCATAATGTTGCGCCATCAAATGCAAGTTGGTCTACCAATACACTTTCTTGGGCTGGTTCATATACTAATGGCACTTGGAATGGCAATGCGATTGGTGCGGCTTATGGTGGAACTGGCGCAACATCATTGACGGGGTATGTGTATGGAAATGGAACAGGTGCAATGACTGCATCGACAACCATACCAACAACAGCATTATCAGGAACTATTAGTAATAGTCAATTAGCTAACAGTACCATTTCGGGTGTTTCTCTTGGCTCAAACTTGAATGCCTTGACAATTGGCACTGGCTTGACAGGAACAAGTTACAACGGTTCTTCGGCTGTCACGATTGCTCTTGGCACTACAGCTGTCACAGCTGGCTCATATACAACAGCAAACATTACTGTTGATGCTTACGGTCGAATCACAGCCGCATCAAATGGCGCTGGTGGTGTGACTTCTTTCAACACTAGAACAGGCGCTGTAACGCTTACTTCTAGCGATGTCACTACTGCTTTGACTTATACGCCTGTCCAATCGGTCAGCGGCACGACAGGTCAAATTTCATCTACTGGTGGAACAACTCCAGTATTGGCTTTGTCAACAACGGCTGTGACCGCAGGTTCTTATACAGCAGCGAACATTACCGTTGATGCTTACGGTCGAATCACAGCCGCATCTAACGGTTCAGGTAGTTCGGGCACTGTGACAAGTGTTTCTGTTGTTTCCGCAAACGGTTTTGCTGGAACTGTTGCAACCGCAACAACTACACCCGCAATTACTTTAAGCACAAGTATCACTGGCGTTTTATACGGCAATGGAACTGCGCTTTCTGCGGCTACTGGCTCTCAAATTGCAACAGCAATTGGAACAACAGCTGTAACAAACTCAACCAATACAACCAATATTTTGGGTGGTGCGGCTGGCTCTTTGGCATACAACACAGGTTCGGGAGCGACTTCATTCCTTGCTCTTGGCACTTCAGGTTATGTTCTAACAGCTGGCGCAAGCGCGCCTACTTATGTTGCGCCAAGTACTTTAACTGTTGGTACAGCAACTAACGCTACCCAGTTGAATGGACAATCCGCAAGCTACTACACCAATGCTTCCAATCTTGCATCAGGAACTGTGCCAACTGCAAGACTTGGTTCAGGCACTGCTTCCAGTTCTACATATTTGCGTGGCGACCAAACCTATGCAACTCCTGTAACTTCAATTTCTGCTGGCACTGGCATTTCTGTTAGTGCATCCACTGGTGGTGTGACCATTACAAATAGTTCTCCTATGAGTGGCGGCGTTTGTCAATTGTGGGTTAACTTTAATGGAACTATAAGCGGCACAAACTCACCAAGGGCTTCTTTAAATGTAAGTTCAGTTACTTACAATGGAACAGGTGATTACACGGTAAACTTTTCAATAACGCTTGCTGATACAAACTATGCGTATGTTACGGGCGTGAACAACGGGGTTGACGGTTCTGGCTCGGGATATGCTGGTATTCAAGGAAGCAGAAAAACAGCGCCAGCAACGACATCTTTGCGTTTGACAGGTTTTGGAACTGATACTGGTTCGGCGCAAAACCAACTCACTGTTAATGTGGCAATTTTTAGATAAGGAAAAATAATGGCTCAAGTAATTGTTTTCACAAATGAAGATGGCGGTGTTTCTGTTTGTGTCCCTACAGGTGAAATTCATATTGATGATGTAAAAACAAAAGACACTCCTGACCATTCAATAATTGTTGATGATTCTATTTTGCCTATTTCAGACAATGATTTTTTTAATTCATGGGAATTAAATGGTTCAACAATATCTGTCAATATTACAAAAGCTATTGCTCAACAACAATCAAAATTAAATTCTATTGCAAAAATAGAAGTAAATCATAGAGCAACAAATACAGGCGCTGGCATAGAAAATAAACTTTCAGACACTGATTGGCTTTCTTTGTTGTCTACTGCAAGAACGACTATTGCTTCATGTACGACAACCCAACAATTGCGGGATGCTATTGCGCCTGTAGAAAGCGCAATTTCTGATAATGCGTGATACACTTTCAAAGGGAAGCCAACACCCTTTTGTTGGTAAAAATGGAGTTTAATGATGCAACCTCAACAAATTTTTACTACGCAACCTGTCACTGTGCCTGCTGGCTTGGTCAAGGCAATTTTTGACTACATCGGTAGCCGCCCATCGGTCGAGACAGCGCTGTTGACCATTCAGTTCCAGCAAGTCGTCGGCGCTCAGATGCAAGCCATTGAAGATGCTGTTAAAGCTGCTGCACCAGCTGAAACACCAGTTGAAACACAAACCGAAGCCGCACCATCTTCAAGCGAACCAGCACAGGCTTGATATATGGCGACCATTGACCAAACTGATGCCCGATTAAGTACGCACGAAGAAGTTTGTGCGTTGCGCTATGAAGTCATCAACGCGCGTCTAAAGCGCATCGAACAAATTATGATCACCTCTGCGGGGCTTATGATTTGTTCGATGGCAGGTATAGTCTTTACATTCTTGTCGCATGTAAAGTGATGTGGATCCGATAACCGCCTTTGCAGCATGTAAGGCCGCGTATTCGGGTATCCAAGGTGCCATCGGCATCTACCAAGATTTAAAGAAAACAGGCCATGATCTGTCTGGCATCACCCACGAAGTTGGGGGGATGCTTTCTTCGTTTTTCCAAGGCCAACAGCATCTAGAAGACGAGCACGAAAAACAAAAAGAGCAGGCCAAAAAGGACATGGCCGCTGGCAAACCGCGCAATGTCACGATGGAAGCTATCGATAACGTGATGCGCTTGCGAGAGATACGGCGCTACTACGCCGAACTAGAGCACATGGTGCGCTATGAGCTGGGTATGCCAGACCTGTGGCGAGAAATTGTGGATGAGCGTCAACGCCTGATCAACGAGCGTGAGGCGGCAAAACGAGCCAAAGAACTGGCCGAGCAGCAAGCTGAGGCCAAAAGACAGTACCGTTTGGCACGAATTCGTCAAAATATTTCCTTGGTATTGGCTATCATCCTAGGAGTTGTAACCATCGTAGGCACCGTATGCGCGATAGAACTGCTGATTCAGGAAGATATGACGCGACGATACGAAATCTACGGATAACGGCTATCGCGCTGACGGTCGCGCTTGTGATGCTGATTGCGTCAGGCGCATATTGGTGGACAATGGAAGAACGTAAATTGGGCTTGCGCAAAATCAAAGAATTGAAACAGGAGCTGGAAATATGCAAAAAAGCATCGCAATAGCTTTGCTGATATTGTTATCAGGTTGCGAAGATCATTTTAGGTATCCATGCCAAGACCCAACCAACTGGGACAAAAAAGAATGCAAGCCGCCAATCTGTTCAGTCACTGCAACTTGCCCTGAGCAGCTAGTAAAGATTAATAAGGACAAACCATGAAAAATTGGACGCCTGAACAATGGGGTGATTTCTTTGAATCGCTCTCGCTGATGCTGTTGGAAGCGTCATTGTCTATCGCTTTCGTAGGGGGCATCTTCGCTATACTTTATGGGCTGATCCATGTGTCGCAGCCAATGGAAGGCCAAAGTCTGAACGACAAAGCGATGTTTGCCATTCTGACGCCTTTGATGATTTTCTTGCCAACGATTATTGACAAGATAATTGCCAAGAAAACAGAATCTCGTGTAAAAGAAAAGGGCGACAATGTTTAATCCCTATATGATTCTTGGCGCGCTGGCGCTGTGCGTGGCTGCTTTCTTTGAAGGTATCCACTATCAACGCTTGGAAGACGTGGCGCAGATTGCGCAACTGAATGAGCAAACCCGACAAGTCGAACAACAGCGCGTGCAAGAGGCCAACGATCACGCAATCAAATTGAGAGATGCAAATGCAAAAGCTGACCAACAAATTATTAAACTTAAGTCTGACGTTGCTTCTGGCGAGTTGCGCCTCTCGCTCCGTGCCGTACAACCCGCCAGCGATCCCGCCTCTGCCGCCAGAGCTGGGGTCGAAGCAAGATGCGACATTGACCCAACGGCTGCTCAATCTCTTGTCACCATCGCAGCAGACGGGGACAAAGCGATCCGACAGCTCAACGAATTGATTGATTTTTACAACCAAGTAAGGAGTGCTAAATGAATGAGAATTTGAATTACGACCAAGCTGGTCTTGACGTTACCGAGGACTCTGAGGGCTGTCGCCTGACGGCCTATCCTGATCCCGGTACAGGCGGCGATCCTTGGACTATCGGCTATGGACATACAGGTGCGGATGTGCACCCCGGCATGACCATTGATCACGCGCAAGCCGAAGAATTTTTGCGCCATGACGTGCGCAGCGCTGAAGCAGCTGTCAAACGTCTCGTCAAAGTCGAGCTGACTCAGCACCAATTTGACGCTTTGGTTGACTTTGCATTCAACTGCGGCGCTGGCAATTTGCAACACAGCACTTTGTTGAAGCTGGTCAATGAAGGTGACTTTGCCACCGCGTCTACGCACTTTGGCGATTGGGTCAAAGGCGGCGGCCATGTGTTGCCCGGATTGGTGAAACGCCGCCACGCCGAAACCGTGCTGTTTAATTCTTGATACGTGGTAACGCGATGACTGACATGTTCGACAAAGCTACGGAAACCGAAGAGCAATTTCGCAATCAAGCTATAGACAATATCCGTAAGAATGCCGGACAGTCCAGACATTTAGGCCGTTGTCTCTGTTGCAATGCGCAAGTCGAGAACAACGGCCTATTTTGTAACATCGATTGCCGCGAAGACTATGAGCTAACGCAACGCATTCGACGTATCACTGGGCGCCCTACTTGATGCGCGCCACCTTTGCCTTTTTGAGCACAAGTTCGTACTGCTTTTTGGCTTCATCATCGAGCTTGCGCAAAGGCAAGTTCTGATAGTAGCTCCACTTGTCTTGGTACTGTTTGATCTCAGAAGGTGGCACCCAACCTAGCGCGCGCCATCTCTCTTGAATATCAGTGCCCGAAGGCGTCCAAATGTGCTCGTTAGCTGGGGATGATGGTAAAGCCATTATTTTTCCTTTCTTTTACGGGCAGCTCGTTGAGCCCTGTGTCTTGCATTATTGCTTTCTGTACAAAGAGTGCATCTGCACTTATGTGACTCGTATCCGGCTCTTGTGCCGTGAACCCAAGTTCTCAATTTTCCACTTACCAAAGCCTTTTCTATCGGCATACGTTGTAAACGCTTAAATAAAGTATCAGTGCGCAATGTAAGCTTCTTAGCCCATTGAGAAACAGTCAACGTCATACCGTTGTGAGTCAGTCTCACGTTACGTCGCTGATTATTCAATTGCTCTTCTTTTGTAGCCCATCGACAATTGTTAGGGCTATAACCTTTATTTGTGTCTAACCTATCCAAAGATTTGCCGTCAGGGACTTCACCCATATCAGCAAAAAAATTGTCGTAACTTTTCAACCATCTGGCGCATACAGTTATTCCTCTTCCGCCATAGTTAACCCACGCAATGTCTTTTTTATCTTGACAACGTCTGCACATGTTGCGCCAAGCAAAATAAGTCTTGGTGCCCGAAGGATTTTTCCATTTTGATCTATTGGTCATAACCTATAATATCATAAAGCTACTTTGCGTCAACCAACTCACCATTCTTTACAATCTGACGAGTGACTTTGACATCTGTAGCACCTTCAAAATTTGTCAATTTATTGACAACTAATTGAGAATAGCCGCAAACGTCTCGCCAGCTATCAATGAAACATGGGTCGCCATTCAAGATACGAGCTATCTTGTGCGCAATCATCTCAAGTGCCTCGCAGTGCTCATACGGTAAGTCTTGCCAGCCCTCAGACTCGTACATGACGGCTTTTAGCTTTTGACTTATTTCAGCATGGGTAGCGAAATTGCCGTGGGTCTTTTGGCGTTGGGCTAGGGTTTGTGCAATCTTGCTCATTTGTTCCTCGCTTCTTTTAAAAGTTCAATGCGTTCACGTGCTACGCGCAGGGTGTTATAGCGTTGGTGCAAACGTTCCAAGACAGATAGGCGTTTAGCGCCCACTCGTTCGGCGTTGAGCATCTCCAACACCTCATCTTCCGTCTTTGACGTCAGCACGCTGTTAAGTTCGCGCCAATTTAAGTTTTCCAATTTTTTCCTCCAGTGCGGTTAATTTTTTTACAGTGCTGTTGTGGCTGCGCTGCGCTGAGTTGAGCGTCCTTGCGCGGATGCGCAATTCAGCTTTGAGTGCCTTAAGTTTTATCTCATAGGCTTTGAGTCGTGTCATCTAAGTTCCTCCATTGCAATGTCACTAATGGCGCGTTTATCGTGGAGCGCCGCCCAAATCTTTTCATCTACTGTCTTGTTAGTGAGCAGAATGTAGACCCACACCGCGAACCGTTGACCGCTGCGATGTAGTCTTCCCACAGTTTGTTCGTACAGCTCCAACGACCAAGGCAAGGACAAAAATACCATTCGGCACCCCCCATGCTGTAGATTGAGTCCGTGTCCTGCTGACTTAGGATGTATAAGTAGTAGCTCAACTCGCCCAGCGTTCCAACGTCCAATTGCGTCGTTGTCGTCGATGGTGACGGCATGGGAATAGCGCCGTAAAAGCTCGGCCAATTCTTCTTGATAGTTATAGACGACAATTGTGTTGGCTCTTTGGTTCTCTTCCAAAAGGTCTTCAAGAAGATCAAACCTGTGCGAACTAAACCAAACAGGTTTTTGAGTGACGATGAACTTACCGGGCTTTTCTGGGTTTGGTTTTTTGGTTGTCTCATAAACGAATCCACTGGCCATCTGTTGCAATTTGCCTGTCACCACCGCAGCGTTTGCAGCCACGGCGCGCGCGTCGGGAAATTCCACAACGAAATCAGCTTTCATTTTCTCGTAGTGTTGGCGCTCCATGTCGCAGCGCATCTCCACCGTATGACAGGGTGGCAGTTTGTCTTTGTAGTCGCCAGCATCGAGCACATAGGTGGCAGGCTTGATCTTAGCCATGACGCCTTCCAGCGCGCCGGGACGGGGCGCCCAATCGCCGTAGTCGCGGTTGATACACACGAAGAATTGCTGAAGAAACGCGCCCTTGCTTCGGCCTAAGAGCTTGGTGTCAACGATTTTGCATTGACCGAACACATCTTCAAGGCCATTGCTGGTAAACGAGCCTGTCAGACCCCAGCGAATCTTGAAGTGATCGATGACTTTGTGCAACGCCTTAAAGCGTTTGCCTGACGCATTTTTCAATCGTGTGAGCTCGTCAAACACAATGCCGTCAAAACTAGATAAGTCTTGTTCGGCCAACCATTGCAAATTGTCGTAATTGATCACGACCACATGGGCGTCAGACGCCACCGCAGCTTGACGTTGTTTGGGCGTGCCTACGGCTAAAGCCATAGACAGTTTGGGTGCCCACTTGGGCAACTCCACAGGCCATACATCCGTACACACACGCTTTGGGGCTAAGACCAACCAACCGTTGACGTGGCCGCTGTTGATCATGTCTTGCATGGCCGTAAGCGTGATAGCAGTCTTGCCCGCGCCAACAGGCGCCAGCACCATTGCTCTGTCGTGCTCGAAGATGAAGTCGGCGGCTACCTCTTGGTAGTCACGCAATTTCAAACTGTTTTGCCCACTCATCAATTTGTTCCTTGGTATTCAACAGCGCATACTTCTGATTCAACCCCAGCATGTTTCTTGCAAACAGCTTTTGTAATTCAGACAGCTTGCCGCCTTTGGGTCGTTTAAGTTCGACAAACCACGTATGGCCGTTTACCATGCAGGCAACCTGATCAGACACGCCGCGCTGGTTGGGTGATTTAAATTTGTAGGACTTACCGCCTAACATGGCGACTTTCCAAACAAAATAATTTTCGACTTCTTTTTCAATCATGTCAGAAAGTTTAGCACAAATAAATTTTTGTGCTATAGTGAGGGTTCAAACATTCAAGTAAAGGACTCTCAAATGAAATCAGCTCTTCTCATTGCCCTGCTCTCAGGGCTGTCTGGATGCGCAATGTTGGCCAACGCGCCCGTGCCGTTATCCAGCGTCAAAAAGATCGAAGGTATGTCCCGCGATCAAGTCATCGAGGCATCCAAGCAATGCACCGATGCCAAACTCAAGCCTGTTGTGCGGTATGTGTTTCAGCCCAGCGATTTTGGGCGTATCCAAACGCCTATCGACGTTCAATGCGAAACCTACAGATATTGAGGTGCAACATGCTTGACTTCATCAAAAACGTCTGCGCCAGCATTGTTTGTTTCTTTTTGTTTGTGGTTTATGTCACATCGGCAACGCCTGCACCGAAAGAACAACCGCGCGAAGAAATCATCATCGAAGAAAAACCGCCTGTCGATGAACACAAACAATTGTTTATGGAAGACTGCATGAGCATGGTGATGAACACCGAAAAAGATTGCAACCGTCTTTATGCTGAATTAACAGGGAAAAACTAATGGCCTCACTTCACTCATCCATCGTCGGCGGTTCAACCGCTAAACGAGTCATCAACTGTCCCGGCTCTGTGGCGTTGTGCGCCAAGATGCCGCCCAAGCCCTCAAGCGAACATGCAGATCGTGGCACCCTGCTGCATGATGCCATCGCTGACATTTTGGGCAAGGACTTAGAACCACGTTCAGTCATTGGGCGCAAGCACGAAGGCATTGAGCTGACAGAAGAGCTTTTTGAAGAAAAACTTGTGCCTGCGCTCAAAGCCTTGGACGAGATCGATCCAGATTGCCAGATGGATTTGGTCGTTGAGAACTACGTGAACTTCGGCGACTTCATTCCCGGCGCGTTTGGTTCAGCTGACGTTATCGGCAAACTGGGTCGCAAGGCTGTCATTCTCGATTGGAAATTTGGCGACGGCGTTGTCGTTGAGGCTGAAGAAAACGACCAAGGTTTGTTCTACGCAGGCGCTGCCATGCGCACGCCAGCTGTGCAATGGGCGTTTGAAGACATCGATGAGGTAGAGATCATCATCGTTCAACCGCCAGAAGTTAAGCGCTGGACAACAAGTGTAGAGCGCATCAAACAATTTGAGGTCGAATTGGCGCGCGCTGTGAAGCTGGCGCAAACGCCTGATGCGCCCATAAAAGATGGATCGCACTGCCGTTGGTGCGCGGCCAAACCCACTTGCCCTTTGAAGACAGGCGAAGTCGAGCGCGTGCAAAAGATTGCCATTCAAGCAATCGACAAGACCAAGTTATCTGAGTACCTTGTTGTGGCAGACGCGCTAGAAGATTGGATCAAGGACGTGCGCGCGCTGGCGCATCAGATCCTTGACTCAGGTGCACCTGTGCCCGGATTCAAGCTCGTTTCCAAACGCGCTACGCGCCAATGGAAGTTGAACAAAGATGAAACCATGCAAGCCTTGTTCAAGATGGAGTTAAACTTTGACGACATCTTCAGCAAACCAGAATTACTAAGCCCTGCTCAAGTTGAGAAGGTGCTTAAAAAGCGCAAGTTGGAGTTGCCAGACGATCTCGTCATGGCGATTTCATCAGGCACTACGATGGCGTCGGAGAGCGATCCCCGCCCCGCCGTATTGAAAATCGGACAGCAAATGACTGCTGCCCTCTCTAAACTTAACTAAGGAAAAAAAATGTCAAATCAACTCTCAGTTTTTAAATCTGCTGGTCTTCCCGCTGTTGCGAATGTTGCCAACGCTTTGCGTACCATGAAAGTGGAAAACGCAGGTCACGTCATCATCAAAATGGACAAGACAGGCCACTGGGTTTTTGGCGCTGATCAAACCGAAATCGAATCTGATTCACAATGGGCTATCAACCCATTCAGCTTCATCCACGGCTTTATTGCTTGGGGTGACGGCGACGTTTTGGGCGAGAAGATGGTTGCCATCAATGAGCCATTGCCTGATCTGGATGAAGCACCTAAAGGCGCTAAAAAGGGTTGGGAATCACAAGTCGGTTTGTCGATGAAATGCACCAACGGCGAAGACGCTGGTATGGAAGCACGCTACACCACCACTTCTGTGGGCGGCAAACGCGCTGTTCAAACTTTGGGCGCAGCCATTGCTGATCAGATCGAAAAAGACCCAAGCAAGCCTGTGGCCATTGTGTCTTTGAAAAAGGATCACTACAGTCACAAGTCTTATGGCCGTATCTACACACCCGTGTTTGAAATCGTGGGCTGGATGGGTATGACCGAAGAAGCTGCGCCAGCTGCTGAGGCCGAAGGTGGTGATGCGCCTGAACCTGCAACTGAAGCTGAAGCACCTGCTGAGACTGCGCCAACACGCCGCCGTCGTGCTGCTGTTTAATTGATCGGGGAAAGCTATTCAGGAATTCGGCTTGTATAAGCGTTAGCACCTGCCACTCTCCTGAATAGCCGTACCTTATTTTCCGAGGGCTCACACTCATGTCTGTTTTATGGCTTGACTTTGAAACACGAAGTCGTTGCAATCTACTCATCCACGGCGCATACAACTATGCCCAAGACCTTAGCACTGAGGTGCTTTGCATGTCCTACGCCTTTGACGACGAAGATGTCGTCACATGGGTGCCCGGCCAACCTTTTCCAAAAGAGGTCAAAGAATTCAAAGGTCAGATCCGCGCGCACAACGCTGCGTTCGAGCGACTGATCTTCTGGTATGTTTTACAAATCAATTTCAAGCTGGAGCAGTTCTATTGCACAGCTGCTCAAGCGCGCGCCAACTGCGCCCCCGGCTCACTGGATGACGTAGGGCGATTTATTGGCGCTGGGATGCGCAAAGACTTTCGCGGTTCGCAATTGATCCGGTTGCTGTCCATCCCCAATCAAGATGGCGAGTTCAACGAAGACCCCAAGCTCATGCAAGAGATGGTTGATTATTGTGAACAAGACGTTCGTGCCATGCGCGAGAACAGTCAAATGCAGCGCCAGCTTACAGACTTGGAGCTGTTGGACTACCACATCAACGAGCGCATCAACGACCGTGGCGTGCGCGTGGATGTGGACTTGGCGCAAGCCGCCATGTATTACGCCACCATCGAGCTCGAAGACATCGAAACGCTGGTGCAAGACATTACCGAAGGCGAGATCACCAGCGTGCGAAGCCCCAGAATGCGTCAATGGGTGTTGGAGCGCGTGGGCGATGAAGCCAAGAAAATGATGGAGAGCTACAAAGACGGCGAACGCAAATACTCCATTGATAAGTCAGTACGCGCTAACTTACTTGTGTTTGCGGATGAAAATCCCGATGAGATTCCACCTCACGTGGCTGACGTGATTCAATGCGCCGACGATCTGTGGGCGTCGTCTGTGGCCAAGTTCCGACGCATGGCATCGTTGGCTGACTTTGAGGATCAGCGCGTGCGCGGAGCGTTCATGTTCAATGGCGGCAGCGCCACGGGTAGGGCTTCGAGCATGGGCTTACAGGTGCACAACTTCACGCGCAAATGCGCCAAAGAGCCTCAGCGCGTGCGTGACGTCATGGTGGCCAAGGGCAAAATCGTGCCGCAGTTTGGCAACCGTGTGACCGATGTGCTCAAAGGCATGTTGCGTCCGGCGATGGTTCCGGCCAAGGGCAAAGTGTTTGTCGTGGCCGATTGGTCTGCCATTGAAGCGCGCATGAATCCTTGGTGCTCCAACCATGACCGCGCTGAAGAAGTGCTGAATGTGTTTCGCTCAGGTCGGGACATTTATATCCGCGAGGCCGCAGGTATTTTCCATTGCCCTGAAAGTGAGATCGAAGATGAAATTGAGCAAACTGGTGGTTCTGAACGCCGTCAAATTGGTAAGGTTGCTATTCTTAGTTGCGGGTATGGCGGTGGTGTTGGCGCTTTTACCGCTATGGGTCGTAATTACGGAATCATTCTTCCTGAGTCTGATTCTCGTCGCACTGTTGATGCGTGGCGCCGCGCGAATCCTTGGGCGGTGAGATTCTGGCAACAGCTGGAAGAAGCTTACACCAGAGCCATGCGTAATCCAAATGCTGAGTTCTCAGCAGGGCGAGTAACCTATATGTTTGATGGGGTTCACCTATGGTACGCATTGCCTTCTGGTCGAGTACTATGTTATCCCTTCGCACGTTTGGAAGATGATGCCGTTACCTATGCAAAAGCTGCTTGGAAGCCTGCCGCTGAAGCAAAAGAATGGCCACGTGCAAGATTGTGGAAAGGGCTTGCATGTGAAAATATCACACAAGCCGCAGCGAATGACATCCTGCGGCATTCTCTTCGCAACATCGATGACGTCGTGCTGCACGTGCACGATGAAATCGTTGTCGAAACCAATCAACCTGATGCTGTTGTCGCCGAAATGAAACGAGTGATGTGTACGCCGCCCGAATGGGCACAGGGCTTGCCATTGAACGCCGATATTAAGGTGATGGAGCGTTACGGCAAGTAAAGAAAACGCCCGTTGGTAGACGGGCGCAAACAAAGGAGAAATGACTTGGAGTTCATCGATTATATCGCGGGTCTTGCCCCAGAGGGCGAGACGGTTTTGCTCGTTCAACAAAAACCAGTACGCAAGGACGGAGAGCCTGTACTGCACAACGACGGCACGCCAAAATACGTTTGGCCAGCCTTCCCGCCAGATCACATCGTCAAGCCCGGTTCGGCGTTTTACGCCAACACGGGCTGTTTTATTTTGGATCGCTTTGCGGGCAACAAGCCCTCGGCCAGCGCCGCCAACTGCGAATATGTGTTGGTCATGGTGCTTGACGACGTGGGCACCAAATCCAAGACGCCGCCCATTGAGCCGACTTGGATCATGGAGACTTCGCCCGGCAACTATCAATGGGGCTACACATTTTCCGAGCAGCCCACTAAAGGCGAATTTGCCGCAGCCATCAAAGCCGTCGCCGAAGCTGGGTTCACCGACAAGGGCGCGATCAACGCCGTGCGCAACTTCCGCATCCCCGGCTCGGTCAACCTGAAAGCGGGCAAAGATTTCTTTGAATCCAAGTTGGTGGAGTTCCACCCCGAGCGCGAGTTCACGCTTGACCAAATCTGCAACGCTTTGGGCGTGGTGCCCGGCGACGCAGACAGCGCCACCATGCGCGGTGTCAAGCTTGAAGACGACGGCGACGATGAAATCCTCAATTTCGTGGCCGACAACGCCATGTTGTTTGAGCGCCCCAATATGTCCGGCTGGGCTGGCGTGCTCTGCCCACAAGCCGACAAGCACAGTGACGGCAATCCAATGGCGCGGTACAACCCGATCCATCGGTCGTTTTGCTGTTACCACAGCTCCTGCGAAGGGCTGAATTCACGGGCATATCTTGAATGGCTGACGACATTGGGTGCACCTAAGCATGAGCCCGGCATACGCTCAGAGTTGTTGAGCGAGAAAATGGGCGAGGCGCTGGCGAAGATCCAGCCCTCGGACATGTTTCAGGCGACTGCCGATGAAGCGATCGCTGAGATAGAGCAAAAAGAACTTGGCCGGATGCAAAAAGATGATTGGTATGGGCGCTTCGCCTATATCCAAGATGATGATGCGTACTTCGACCAAGTGGAGCGCCGCGAAATTTCTCGCAGCACCTTCAACGCCCTGTACCGCCATATAAGCTGCAAGTCTATCCACACGGGCAGGCGCATCGAGGCGTCGGTGTGTTTTGATGAGAACCGCGACCGCCGCAACGCGCAGGCGCTGGTGGGCATCACTTACGCCCCCGGCGACGGCGTGCTGCTCAAACGCGACGGCCAGCTCTACGGCAACCGCTGGCGCGACGCGCGGCCAGATTTGTCAGGCGTGACGCCTTCGGACATCGAGCCTTGGCTGGCGCATTGCCGTGAGCTTATCCCTAACGACACGGAGCTTGAGCACATCTTCAACGTCATGGCGTTTAAGCTGCAAAACCCACACATCAAGATCAACCACGCTATTTTGCACGGCGGCGATGAGGGTTCGGGCAAAGATACGATGTGGGCACCGTTTATTTGGTCGGTCTGCGGCGCCAACCTGCGCAACCGTGGGATCATGGACAGCGACAGCGTGAATTCGCAGTGGGGCTATCAGCTTGAATCTGAAATCCTTTTGATCAACGAATTGAAAGAACCCGACGCGGCCACCCGCAGGGCATTGGCCAATAAGCTCAAGCCCATCATTGCGGCGCCGCCCGACATGCTACCCATCAACCGCAAGGGGCTGCACCCTTACATGATGGTCAACCGCACGTTTGTGTTGGCATTTTCCAATGACCCTGTGCCAATTTCCTTGCCTTCACAAGATCGTCGCTGGTTCTGCGTTTGGTCGCAAGCCCCGCGCATGGCCGCAGACCGCGCCAAGGCAATGTGGGATTGGTACCACGCTGGGGGCTTTCAGGCTGTGGCCTTGTGGCTCAAAAACCGCGATGTGTCCAAGTTCAACCCATCCGAAACACCGATGATGACCGAGTTCAAGATGAACTTGGTGGAGCACGGCATGAGCATGGCCGAGTCGTTCATTGTGGAGATGTTGCGCAACCGTTTGGGCGAGTTCCAGCGCGGCATGATCGGCAGCCCATTCCACAGCGTATGCGATCGGCTCACGGGCGTGGCGCCCAGCGGCACAAAGATCCCTCAAGCCGCGCTGCTGCACGCGCTCAAAGAAGCTGGTTGGAAGGACATGGGGCGCATCGCTTCTACCGATTTCCCCAACAAAAAACGCATCTTCTGTGCCCCAGAGATTGCCGAAACCCATAGCAAATCCGAGCTGCGCCGCATGATTGAAACGCCCATCGAGGCCAAAAACGTCGTGGTCAATATGCAGAAAAAAGCTGCATAAAAATATCTGTCAAAAACTTCTTGACAGCCTGAATCATTGTGCTATATGATTCAGGCTCAATCAACTTCAGTAAAGGACATTGCAATGAATCCAGCACAAGCGCGGTGGGATCCAAAGACCGATGAATGGGTGTTTGAGAATCTGACGCCTGCCGAACTCAAGGCAATTGCCGTACACATTGGCGAGAGCAAAGCTGACCGCATGATGCAAAAGCTCAACGCTCCTATGCCGATCGACCACATCAAAAAGCACCACGGAGACCGCTGGGAAAGTTTGGAGCAAGTGGTGCGTTGGGCAGAAGACTACCACCAAATCAAATAACTTTTTACAAAGGGCTCAACATGGACGACTTGATAAACATTTTTGCGCTTGTGGCTGTAATGGCGCTGGGCATTGGCGCTTTCGTAGGCGCGTTGTATTGGATGCTTGACCTGCACAAAGGGGGCGACAAATGACTGATGACGCGCTTTTGATGTTATTGGCTGACTATTACTATGTGCGGTGGTTGGCTACAGCGGCTTTGATAGACGCTAAAAAAGCTTTTGCAGAAGGCGACGAACTGCTCGGCTATGACAATTTGTTTGCTTGGGTTGAATATTTGGAAGATAGCAACTTTTTGTTTGGCATGTTGTTGGGCAAAGAAATGAAAGCAATGAATATTTTGAGAGGTTGGGTATGACTAAACAAGAATTGATCAATACGTTGCGTATCACTGGATGCGACCCCAATACTGTGATGGCTATGACCAACGCCTATGAGCTTGGGGCTGAGGCTATGAAAGATGCGTGCGTTGCGGCATGCGAAGCCAAAGAAGGCAACGACCCGTATGCCAACGAAATTGTGTACGCCTGCACTTGGGCAGTCAAGAATGTGCAGGTGTGATATGTGGCCTTTCCCGCAATTCCCAAACAACAAAGACAACAACAAACCACCGAAGTTCAATCCTGACAACTACGAAGATGCACCGCTATGACACAAGATGAAATCATTGAGATGTGGAAGAACTCAGGCGACTTAGAAATTATTGGTATGCCTTACAGCAAGATTGAAGCCTTTGCCAAATTGGTGGAGGAACGTGCAACAGCTAAAGAGCGTGAGGCGTGTGCAAAGATATGTGATGGCATGGACAGCATAAGCGACTACTACACACTACGAGTTGAACTAATTTGCGCCAACGCAATCCGAGCAAGGGGGCAAGAATGAAATTTACACCACAACCATTCAAGAGTGACATCGTTGAATTTACATGGTTTGACTTGTTGCGTTTAGCATTTGGCAAAGAATTGCGTGACAGCGCATTGATTGCACGTCGAGCAAGGGGACAAGAATGACAGACAAAGAACTTTTACAAAAATACAAAGATTACTGTATTTACAGACATATTGCATCAAGTAATTTGTTTGAATCTTATGAATTTTTGGAACAAGACGATGAATTTAATTCATGGCAAGCATTAATGGAATGGGGATATTACAAAACACAATGCAACCACATTTTGGATAACTTGCATTACAGAGATTACGACAGACTTTGTGACTTAGCGGGGTCAATCGTATGAAGTTGATGAATCAATCCGAGTAAGGGGACAAGAATGAAACGCTACTTTTCAACCATTGGGTATTGCATGACACCATTCATCATAAGCTATGCGTTTTGGTACGTGATAGGCGCTGGCATCTCAGCAAGTTGGGATTTGGCTAACTGGACAACTGGTTTAAAAGTTACGTTGACCGTATGGGCGTGTGTCTTTGCAATCATGTTGCTTTTCAAACTTGAGCACAAAAAATGATTTACCTTAAAGAAAAACACAAGGACGGCAAACCTACGATTTGGGCAAGGTTTTCAAACGAAGAGTTGGCGCAAGCCACCAAAGCATTGATCCGACTGCGCCGCACCTACAAGCACAATTTTTTGTATCTTAGCAAAGAACGTGGAGGCAAATGATGGACTGGATTGACATTGTTGTTGGCGGCATTGTTGCTATTTTTATCGTAGGCGGTTGCTTGGCGTTGTACGCTGATGCAACGAGCCACCCTTGGGAGGATAGTGATGATTGAAGCAATGAAACAAACGCTTAAGGCGTTGGAACGTAGTGTCGCAACTTGTTTTGACCAATATTCACATCAACAAGTAATGAGCCAACCAGACCACTTCATCAATCAAGCCATCACATCCCTACGCAAAGCCATTGCAGAGGCAGAGAAGCAAGAGCAGGGTGAGCCTGATGATGAGGTGCTTGGTTTTAATGGTTGGGGGTTTCCTATTGAGCCTCCACCAAATCCAAAGCAACAGCAGGGTGAGCCAGTTACTCTTGAGGAAATACGAAAAGCAATGATTTTTGGAATCCCTCTCTACACCCACCCACAACCCAAAGCAGAGAAGCAAGAGCCTGTTGGATGGATAGATAGTAAAGGCAACATGCTTTGTGTAAAGATAAATGAATCTTGCAGACCCCTTTACACCCACCCACAACCCCGCAAGCCGCTGACGGATGAGCAGATTGACGACCTTGCTAGAACAATGGTCAAAGGTAACAAGTCTGTCAATTGGCTTGCCAGAGCAATCGAAGCCGCCCACGGCATAGGAGTTGACAAATGAATCAAAAAATGACTAAAAAATTGCTGTTTGAAAAAGTTGATTACAACGCGGAAACAGGTGTCTTTACATGGAAACGAAATGGCGATGTTGCTGGTTATCCAAAATCAAATGGTTACATGCAAGTAAGAATTGATGGCAAATATTATTTGCTTCATAGGCTTGCTTGGTTGTATGTGTATGGAGAATTTCCATTAATGGATTTAGACCATATAAACCGTGTACGTTCAGACAATAGATTGTCAAATTTAAGATTGGCAACTAAATCCACAAATCAACAAAACAGGTCGTTGCAAATCAATAACCAATCTGGTGTCTCAGGCGTTGTTTTTAACAAACAATGCAAAACATGGAACGCAAGAATAAAAGCAAATAAAAAATTAATTCATCTTGGTTCTTTCAAATCATTTGATGATGCTGTTATTGCTAGAAAAAAAGCCGAAGAATTATTATGGAGTAAGACATGAATCTAAACCAAGGCAAGGTGGCTGGCGGTCTGGTCGATGAAATGCTAGAGCTGGTTCACAAGTATGACGAATCGCTATACATGGCCACCGTAATTGGGTGCTTGGAGCTGGTTAAGCAACAGTTGATTAATGAAAGTTTGGAGAATCAAAATGACATTGATTGATCTTGGATTGTTGTGTTTGTTCCCTGTGATTTTTATTTTGGCAAAAGCGTTTGATCGCTACGCCCACCCACAACCCCGTACATGGGTAGACCTGACTGGAGAAGAATTGGAAACACTTTTGCGTGAAAACCGTTCGCTAACTTTAGGCGCAATATGGACAGTTGCCGACAAACTCAAGGAGAAAAACAATGGATGACGATATTTATAACATCCTCATGCTTTGCACAATCCTGTTTTTTGGAGCAGGATTCTTTACCGCTTTGCTAATTGCCAGTTGGGTGATGATTGAAGCCTTGTCAGACTAAAACCTGATAAGCCTTTTGAGTCAATGCAATTCGTTCAGCAAGGCCAAAGATGCCGCCATTGATCTTGCGAGTTACAGCTTCGTAGTTCATGGCATCTGCCAAAGCATTGAGGTTATGTGTTGACCAAAACCAACCAGCACTTAACGCAGCGTATTTAGGTGTGGACACCAAATCGGGCGAGGCCACAAGATCGGCATTGACGGCCTGACCAAAGTGCCAATACGAGTCATGCCCCGTGAGTTGGATACAACCCCTGCCTCTGAACTTGAACCCATCACCAGACGCTTCGTCACGATTGCCCATGCGTGAGGCGTAAACCTTGTTGGCGATGCGTTGCGGCTGGTGCGAGTAGGCATTAGCAATTTCCAAAGTAGGGAATCGGCTAGGCCACAGTTTAACCAAGGTTTCGGCTTTGTAATTCAAGCCTTCCTCAAGCGTTTTGAAGTTGTTGCACTCATGGCTTGCTTGACCGATAAACGCTGCTTGCTGGCGAGGTGTTGCAATGTTGAACTTTGCAAACGTATCGTTAAGAGCAGGTGTCCATTCGATACCAATACCAAGTTGTTGGAGTTGTTCAGCGCTTACCATGAATGATCTCCCTCATTTTTGCGTATTGGTCGATGCAGGCGTTAAGTTCGACAATGGCTTGGTCTCCGTCCCCTGTGATGGTGACAAGAGCTTCACTAACCGATCTGTCAAGTTCGGCTCTCGTTTCTGTATCGCTAGAGGCGGCACATCCAGCTTGGGGGGTGACGTTGACGAACAACCGCTGCTCACCAGTATGGATAGCATTAACAAGCTGAGAGTTTTTAGCTGCCAAAGATTTTTTTGTTTGTGCGAGTTGGGCATCTGCTTGCTCCTTTGCGTCAGACATTTCCTGATTTTTTTTACCAATGACGATAGCATCTTCTGCCTCTTTCTCTTTGTAGCCTTGATGGTGTCCATAACCATAAACACCTGCCAAGGCCATTAAAACGCTCAAGATAACCCAAGGGTTAAACATCGTCATTCCTTAACCGATTGACGAGCCGCAGCCATAGCTTCACGCTCATGGTCTGGCTCAAGATGATTGGCAGGCGTTGAAGGCGCTGAAGGTGCAGACCATTCGGCTACTTGAATAGACTGCACAGGAGGCGCAACATAAGCCGCTGTATTTGATTTGGCAGCGTTCATCATGTCCTTGGCCTCATTGCTCACACCTTTGGTCAAGATGCCACCAATGCCGCCCACAATCAATAAAACAATGTCGTTCAACATCTTTGTGTAGGCTTGGTCAATCGGGGCCATTTGCTTAATCGGCTGAGTCACAAACGTCACCGAATACAACAAAGCAAACGTAATAAACGCAAATATCAACGTCACCATAATGACGACAAACGCTCTGACGCGAACGTCTATCTCATCGGCAGTTAGCCTGGCATTGTTGGGCGCTAAGAGTTGTAACAGGATTTCCTTCAATTTTTTTCTCCAAGATAGGGGCTACAAGATACTCAGGGCAGGTTTGGGTGAACTCACAAATAGGTTTTTGACATTGTGCATCACCAAAATGGTTGGGGTCTTGGCAGATATATCGATAACGATCTTCACAGCCAATAAGTATCCAACTGAAAAAAATAAGTATACAAAGCCTCATTGCTTTTCCTTTTGCTCTTGCATTTCTTTCTGAGCCTGTTGCAGTTTTCGCAAAGTATGCTCCATTGCCATTTCAGCCACATACGCCCGATACCAAACATATCCAGCCGCAGGCACTAACAAAGCAAACAACAACACCAACAAGATTAGTATTGCATGAAATCCTGAGTCGTCAGCCGCAGAGTAATCATCAAGCCCCACACCCACGCCGCCAGAAGCCCGAGCGTTACCGCCAAGGCGACCCGCATTTGTCGGCGCTTGCTGATTTCCTCGCGTAGCCATCTTGCCTCATTCCTTTTCCTGATTTGCTCACGCCTTGCGAATTCCTGTTCTTCAACAATCCGACTGTGCATCTTAAGAAACCTCGTGTATATGTCCTTTAACTCAGGGGGCGCATACACCATTGCCTCTCGTATCTCTATGCTCAAGTTCTCCAGTTGAAGTTCTACGAGCGCCCTATCCATTGCGTTCTTGGCGAGGTTTGCGTTTGGGTCGTAGACCGTGTTTGATGTTTCCTCAAGGTCTTTGTAATAATTTGTGAGCTTCTGATGCAAATCAAAGAAGTCTCCCATTTTTTGACCAACATCCACGATAAGCTGTGCTTGGAGTTCTTCAGGGTCTTGGTGACGTTTAACTTTTTTAACAGGCTCTGCAACGGCGACAACAGCTTTTTTAGCGCCAAATAAACCTTTGAGCCAAACCCAAATCCCTGAAACTTCTTTTGCAATGGCTTTAACGTCACCAATTGCTCGCTCAGTCCCCTTCTTGAACTCCTCAATCGCCATGCGTCCTTCATGGAGTTGATCGCAACCCGCTTTGATCTGTTTGACCAAAGTGACTGCGCCAAGAAGAAGGGTGATCGGGTCAATGGGCTACTCACTTTTTGCCAAGTTGCGACCAGAACACAGTTGCCGCACCAAACGCGCCAGTTATCCAAAGAATAGGCTTGGCAGCAGAAGCAATCCAGCCTAAGACCTTAAAAGCGCCTTGCAACGATTGGAAAGCATCGACCAAACCTTTGGTGTTTGTATCAATCGAATCAATCTTTGTTTCCACCAAAACAAGGCGGTCATAGATTTCTTTGTGAGTAATGGTCTGCTCTTCCATCTCAACACCTTATGATTTCATGATGTATGCGAGAGCATAGTAAGGAGGCAGGTTTGCATTTGTTCCGCTGACACCAGTTGATGCGTTGGTAGTCGCAACAGAAATACCAGTAGTGGCAGTTCCTGTTGAGTTTGTTGTTGAATTTTGGTTAATGACGCTGTATCCACCTCCAGCGTTAACATTAATTACTGAACCTGTAACGCCACCACTATGAAAGTGTCCAGGGTCTGTAACAACAGAACTTGCCGTGTGTGTATGTGAAACAACAATAGCGTCTTTAGAACCACCAGTTCCACCAACAGAGTACAAGTTACCAGCGCCAACAATAAATGAATCTTTTAAGTTTGGCGTTCCATTAGTACCATCACAAATTAACCAGCCCGAGGGAATAGACCCAATTGAACCAGACCACAAAGAAATCAATCCGCTAGGAATTGTTGCGCCAGTAGATGATTGAACACCAATAATTCCATACAAGTTATCGTAAGTTTGGATAGTGTTGCCAACAGCATCTTGCAACACAAACTTGTAGTTGTAACCGTAGGTCAACCAAATCTCAGTCTGTGGGCGACCATCCGAACCCAAGACGATAGGATTGGTGTTGGAATACACACCACCGTTATCAGAGTAAGTAGCAAGCGGTGTGCTTGAACCTGCTTGATAGGTGTAGATTTGACCACCAGCTAAAGGCAAGCCTGTGCTAGTGAAGAATTGGAAACCGTTACCGATGGGTGCAAGATTAACGCTCATTTTTGTTCCTTACCAAATCATTTAAATATGAATAACCACTAGCAGGAGGCGCAGCTATCAACGATTGTGTGGGGTCATAGATAGGTGAAAGTTTTGGTTTAGCACCTAAACGCATTTGAGCGCCAAGATTCTCAACTGAATTTTGACGCATAGCCGTTGCCGCAGCACGAGAACCAACAGCACCCGCTGTAAATGGCACACCAATCAAAGGCTCGTAAACAGTTGCACCACCGCTAAAAATACTACTAACAGGGCCTGTTGGCGCAAATCTGCCATAGAACTTCAGCATATTTTGAACTGTTCCGCCTTTAGCAGCGTCTTTAATTGCGTCTTGTTCTTCAGGCGTGAAAGTACGCATTTTTTTTTCATTTTTAGCCAATTGACGCAATTGTTGCGCCATTGAATTTTCTGCGCCAGATTGCGTAAATTTGCTTTTATCCAACTCAGCGTTTTGCAACATATCGTCAAAAATCTCAGATTTTTTCAAACGACTGTATGAGTTGCGAGCCTCAGCCCAATGTTGCATACCTTCTGGGTTGCCAGTAGTAATGTGATCTTGGGGGGCGTTTAACAAATAATTGTCAAAATCGTCTTTGAGAATGGAAGCCAATCTGCGTGTATCTGGGTCTGCGCTTTTTTGTTGACCTTGAATCATTTTGCGAATTGCTTGTAACTCACGAAAATCTTTAGGTCTTTCAACATTGGTCATTTCCTCCAAAACATTGGCAATCCCAACTTGGGTTTTTGGATGGAATCCTTCGTCTCTCAATTCCTGAGAAACATGAAACATTTGATCTGCAAATTTATTTGTGTCAAATCTAATGCCAGCTTGGTTAGCTTTGTCATATAAATTTTTTGATTCACTTATCAACTGTTCAGTACTTGGTGCGCCCGTTGCTTTTCTAAGTGGATTCAAACCAGAAGTCGCGCCAACTCCTAAAGATGTAGCCAAACCAGCGGCGGGGCTTCCTGTTTCTTCTGCAACGTATTGACCAGCGCCAGCAGCCACAGGCGCAGTTGCAAGTTGTCTACCGGCATTTTTGGTAAACATATCTGCAATTTGTTTTACGACAGGGCTGGCTGTTGTTTTAGCCATGTTGTACATTGAACTAAGTTCAGATGCCGCTCCACCTAAACCACTACCAGCGGCTTCCATTACCCGACCTGCTTGCGTAGTTGGCGCTTTTAAACCAGCCTTCTCAAGATTAGTGGAAATAATCTCGCTTGGCATACGCAAGTTAGAACCTGACACACGATTGATAATGCTGTTTAACGTATCACCAAAAGGGACGGCAACGCCACCTAGCAATGCTCCAGGTACACCACCAGCTTCAAATCCTGCAATTGTTGTAGGAATTGTTTGAGCAGCACCACGAGCCAAAAGTTGAGCACCTCGACCAACTTTAGCCAAGCCTTGTTTAGCAGCAGTTTTGTACTCGCCAAGCAAACTTGTATCTTCTTCTGGTTGAGCAGAAAGATTAGAAATAATAGAGGAAACATCTTGCTCGCCAGAGCCACCAGCATCCATGCTTTTAACAAGATCGTCAATGCTAATTTCAGCCATTATTTGACTCCTGATAATTCAACTAGTTGCTTGCGCTTTTGTTCCAAATCAGAAAGATTTTGCAGACCATTATCTTTCATAAGTTTTTTCAATGCGTTCTTATCATGGTCGTCAATGCTAGCGGTTTGACCAGTGCCAACAATACCAATATATTGCATTAATGCAGGATTCTTTGAAAAATTACTAAATTGATTTTGAAAAGCATTAACGGCTGGCAAATTGGGATTTTTAGGATCACCCGCTGCGTTCATCATGCCAGTTGCCATAAGTTTTTGATTTTGGATGTTTCCAAGGTCTTGGCGAACCAAATCAGCCAAAGCATCTTTCTTAAGGCGGAAACTACCGTAAGCATCTTTTTTGCTTTGTGCATCCGCATCTGTGCGAGGGTTTAAATTTTGAATACGTTGTTGAATCAACTTCAAAACTTCTTGTTCCTTAGAACTCAAACTAGCTTGATTAGTTTTTCCTGCCAACACATCAGCAATAGGCCCTGTTTCCACTTGTGGGTCCTTCAAATACGTCAACAATTTTTTAGC